GCCGAGGTCGAATACTGGGAGCTCGGGGCGGCGTGCGCGCCGGTCGTGGCCGACGCCGACAAGATCCAGGAAGTGCTGCTTATCGAAGCGTGTAGAGCGGCTCTTGAGCGTAGTTGCGACCGTCTCGGCAGCGCGATCGACGGCGGCGAGCTGGGCCGCGCGATGGAGCTTGCGGTCCTCGACGCCCGGCTGGTTACTCATGTAGCCACCTGGTGGCGGCCAGCTCGATTCGATCTCGGCGCGTAGCGCGCCCAAGGCCTTAGCGAGCTCGGTCCATTCATGCTTGTTCACGTCGTCCTCCACTCTCACGATCTATCATGGACCCCTTGCCATATTGTGGATGGTTCGCGTAACGCCGCGTATCGATGCTGCTGAGGACTTGCGAAAGCGAACTAAGCCATCGTCCGACTTCGCGCAGCGACTTCGGTATTACCGTGAGACTGTAAGCCTTACACAGGAGGCGGTCGCCCACCGAGCAGGAGTCACCGCCAAGTACCTGTCGCAGATCGAGAACCGACACTCGAGCCCGACGATCAACGTAGCGATTCGGATCGTCGAGAGAGGGCTCCGAATGCCGATGGCTACGTTCTTCGCGGGCGACGTCGACGAGACGGTGGGCGATGATCTGGCGCGCTTGGCGGCGCTGATGGCGTTACAGCCTCCGGCGGTTCGCCGTCGTGCCCTGAGGCTCCTGCGGGCGCTTGTCGAGGATTGAGCGCAGCGAATCGCTCGGTCATCTCGAGCACGAACCTGATCCGATCGGTGTCGAGCTTGCTGAGCTTATCGACGGCCTGCACGTACATCTCATCATCGTCGCCATCGCTGTCACCCGACATCACACGCTCCCACTTCGCGAACAGCGGCTTGCGGATCTGCTTCTGCGTGCCGCGTTCGACGTTCGAGATCGTGCCTTGTGACGTGCCGATCTTGTCCGCGAGCTGCTCCTGATCGAGCCCGATATCGTTGCGGCGCTTGATCCAGCGCTCGCGTCGATCCGGCGTGATCGTGATCAGCTCGCCTCTTGGCTGCGCCTGTCGCGGGGTCTTAGCCATGACACACCGCGATAAGATCACGAATGCGAATTAGTCGGGCTTGACTGCTCAAATTAGACCGACTAATAGTCGGGATGTGGAGCCCAGCCTTGCCGCGCGTCTTGTGTACTGGCGCAAGGCCCGCAAGCTGACGCAGGCCCAGCTCGCCAAACGGATCGACGTCACGCAATCGGCGCTCTCGCACTGGGAGAGCGAGGGCGACGACCACACGGATCCATCGCAAGCGAACCTCGAGAAACTTGTCGGGGCGCTCGATCTGACGATGGAGAAATTCTACGGACGCCTGCCGAAGGTGGCGTAATTGTGGTGTCAACGCTCCGCCTTCAAGCGTTCGATCGCGGTGAGCGCTGCGCCACCCGCGAGCCCCACAGCGCCGAGCACGAACGCAGGCAGCGCCAAGTAGATCGACGCCATCGTGTCAGCGGCTCGCAGTACGGCATCGCCTTCGATGTTCCCGCGCTTGGTCATCACGATGATCACGACGCCGAACACGAAGCCGAACAGCGCGAGCATGTAGAGCACGAACTCGACCACCTGCAGGACGATCCTCATCGCGCCATCTTACGCCAGAGCGGTGCAGCAAAATGTTGCGGTATTTACGCAACACAGCGGACCGCATGGCTGATTTTCGGAATTAGCTGCGCTTATCCGACGAGTTACAGCGCCGTCGACAAGTCGTCCGCGAGCACGGGGCCGCCCGACGACTAGAGATCGCTCGTGTCCACGGAGGGAGTGGACGTGTCGAGTTTCTTTCGCGTTTCCGACGACGACAAGACAGCAGGGTGCCATGGCCGACGTTCACGAAAAGCGATCTCCTACACAAGCTCCGACTAACGCACCCGCGCGATCTGTTCGCCGTGATGCGTTCGCTCGCCAGCTCTGCGCGCGCATCTGCGACGAGCGATTGAGTGTTGATAGCCTCGAGCTGCTCGACGCTGTGCTCGCGCAACTCGAACGCGGCGATCGCACATCACTCCTCGACCAGTTCGAGAACGATCGGTTCAACGTCGACGAGGACGACGGCACTCTGTATCGCCACGGCTTCAACGCGGCGATGCGTCACGCGACCGCGCTCGTACGCATCGACATCGGCCTGACCGAGCTGCGTCGCTCGGCTGCGTTCGCTTGCGAGACGGAAGGCTCCGCGCTGTGAGCAATCGTCGTCGCGCAAACCTTGGCCCGCGTGCACGCGTGATCAAGGTTAATCGGATCTCGCGCGACGAGCTGCGCTTTGGCGCGCTGATGTATCCGCCGGTCGATCTACCGCGTCCGCGAACGCGCGCCGAATGCCAGGCGGACGGCGACAACGCCGAACGGCCATGCCCATGGGTCGCCTGCAAGCATCACCTGTACCTCGACGTCAATCCCGATACCGGCAGCATCAAGCTCAACTTCCCCAACCTCGAGCCTTGGGAGCTCACGCATAGCTGCACGCTCGACATCGCCGAGCTCGGCGGCCATTCACTCGAGGAGGTCGGCGTGCACATGAACCTGACGCGCGAACGCGTGCGCCAGGTCGAAGTGCGAGGCCTGCTCTCGCTGGCTGCCATGCAGCTCGAGGCACTCACGTGAGCCGCAGGGGCGCGACCAAGAAACGCGTGGTCACCAGACCTGCGCGAGCACATCGCGCGCACGTGCTCTCGATCGTCGACGATGAGGTGCGCGTCCGGCTCGACGGTGGCGACGCGGGCATCGATGCGCTCGGCGCTGACTTCGGCGTGCGCCTATTCGTGTCCGGTCCGTACTGGAAAACCGCAGCGACCGTGATCGAGGTGGGCGACGGCGAGCTCGTGCTCGATCTGCCCGGCATCGATCTCGACACACAGCTCGTTGACTTACGGCCGATGGCGAAGGTGGGTCTGTGATCGCCGCACATCCCGCCAAGGAAGATCTCGACGTCTGCGGCGATTGCGGAGCGCGCGCCGAGCATGGCTCGATCATGATCCCGCTGCGCAAGCCTGGCGGATGGTGGGCGGTGTGCTCGGTGTGCTGGCGGCGGTCCGCACGCGAAGCCGAGCAGGCTCGCGTGGAGCGAACCGCGAGGCTTGCTGCGCTCGAGGGTAAGACCCGCAAGACGCACCGCAAGCCCAAGGTCGGCAGCCACCAAGACGAGCTGCCCGAATACATCGATGAAATCCTCTCGTGGAACGAGGGCGCCGCGTGAGCTCGCCGCGCTTCAAACTGTGGTGCGCCGATCCGCACGACTTCGGGCCCGGCAAAATCCACGTGGTGCTCGTCGGCGAGGAGGAGCGGCTGTTCTGCGGCCGGCTCGTGGCTGACGTGCCCGGGCACTGGCGCGAGGTGTCGCCGAGCTGCAAGGCGACTTGCAAGATCTGCATTCGCGTCGGGCGGCGGCGATTCCCTCACCTGGTCAGGAGCGCCGCATGATCTCCGCCGATGATGTTCGCGCCGCGCTCACCGTGCGCTCGGTCCTGGAGTTCTACGCGTGGAAGGTCAAGCGTTCGGGCTCCGAGCTCGAGAGCTGCGCATGCCCGGAACGTTCCGATCATTCGCGGCGCGCGTTCGTGATCAACGCAGCGAGCGGACGTTGGCAATGTTTCCCATGCGCGACCAGCGGCGATTTGTTCGACTTCATTGCGGGCGTCGAACACCTGACGATGCCGCGCGACTTCGACGCGGTCGTGACCAAGGGCGCCGAGATCGCAGGCGTGGGGCCGTCGACGCTCTCCGATGCCGAACGCCACGCGCGACGCGAACGCTGGACCAAGCAGCGACGTGAAGCCGAGGAGCTCGAGAAGGCCGAGCGAGCTGCACTCGAGGAGGCGGCGGTCCCGCTCGCGACCTCGCACTGGGATCACTTGCTCCGCGATCACCGGCGTGGCCTGTCGTATCTACGTGAGCGCGCCGTCGACGACGTGATCTCGGTGGTGAGCGATGCAGTGCGCTTCGATCCCGTGCACGCTGGATCGCCCGCGGTCGCGCTGTTCACCTCGAGCGGCGCGATTCGTAACGTGGTCACGCGCCGGTTGCCCGAGCTCGGCGATCCCAAGACGCCAGGGCTTCGCCGCTGTCCGACGCTGGGGACGTTCATCAATGCGGTGTGCCAGATCGAACACGATCGCGACGTCGTGCTCACCGAAGGCGTAATGGATTCGATCACCGCCCGGCTCGCGTGGCGCTACGGCATCGTGCTCGGCGCGCACGGCGCCGGGAATCTGCCCGACATCGCACGCGTGGCGGTGCCCGCGATCGTTCGCGTCAACACGCGACTGATCGTCGTGCCGCACAACGATCGCCGCGGCTACGAGGAAGCAAACGAGGTCGTGAAGCTCGCGCTCGACGGTGGTCTGTCGTTTCGACGCGGAACCCTGGAGGTCGTGCGGCTGCCCGACAAAGACCTCAACGACGCATGGAGACGCGGATGGAGACCGGCCGCATGATGGTGGACGATACCAACGATTACTCGGCCGATCGGCTCATTCGGGAGGGACTCGCGTACGAGGACGAGCTCGAGAAGCGGCGCGCCGAAGCAGCGCAAGTGCCTTGGGTCAAGCTGTCGTCGCTCGGGCCCATCATCCGCGCGCGTGCCACGGATCCATGGATCACGCTGTCACTTGGCGACGATCATCTCGTGCGCGCCCGCGTCGGCGCCACGATCGTGATCATGGGCGGCTCCGGCAGCGGCAAGACGTCGCTCAAGACGTGCCTACTCCTCGATCATGCCCGCAACGTCGGTCCTGCGATTGATCTGTCGCTTGAGCTCCCTGCAGACGAAGCCGGCGCACGCGTCGTGAGCATCCGCCTCGATGTCAGCTGGGAGGATGCGCTCTGCGCCCGCGTGCTGTCATCCGAGATGGATCGCGTGCTCAACGAGCCGCGCTATTTCGTACTCGATCGCAGGCGCGCTACGATCAAGAACCTCGAGAAGTGCATCGACGCTGCACGCGCGGAGTTCCCTGGCGAGCCGATCCTTGTTGCGATCGACTATGCGCAGCTGCTCGACAGCGACAAGCGCGAGGAGCGACTGCGTGTTGCCGATGCGTTCTCACAGATCGACGAATGTGCCCGTGAGAAGCGTTTCGTAGCGCTCGCGCTGTCGCAGATGTCTCGCGCAAATCAGAAGCGAGCACGTGACGGAGAAGCGATCGGCGCGGAGTCATCGGACCTCGGCGCGGAGAGCGCAGCGATTGAGCGGTTCGCCACGGTGACGATGGCGATCGGCAAGTCAACGCTTCGCGATGATGGCTCCGAGGCCGTCGAGCTCTCGGTGGGCAAAGCGCGCATGAGCAAGGGCGACAAGGTGTTTCCGATGAGCTACTGGGGCAAGAGCGGGCTTTGGCGTGTGGCCGGTGATGCGCAGAGGGCCGATGAGGTTCGCGAGAAGCGCAGCACCGCCAAGGTCGAGAAGCGTGAGCAGGCGCTCGAGAACCAAATCGTTGGTGCGCTGACCAAGAGCGAAATTCCGCAGTCGCGCAATCAGCTGATCGAGCTCACCGGTGGCCGTCGCAACGACGTGCTCAAGGCGATCACCAAGCTGCTCGGCGTTGGCAACGTGGTCGAGATTGCTCGTAAGGCACCTCACTCCAAGGCGTGGCTGGTGTGGACGCTTGACCGAGCGCGTCAGGCGGGCGCGCCGCTCGTGCGCGATGCCCTAGAAGGAGGGCTATTCGAATGAAGAGTGAGAGAGCTTCAAGTGCACTTGGTTCCGTCATGGTACCGAGTAGTTCCCGGGTACCGGTCCCAGACGACTTGGTACCTGGTTCCCGTCACCCTACGGGTGACACGGGAACTGGGAACCAGGAACCAGTCGGCATTTCTGGGCCGGTTGGCCGGAACCGGGAACCAGGAACCAAGACGACCTCGGGCTCAGAGCAGGTGGGTTTGAGGACACCCACCCCCATCGTGAAGTGGGCCGGAGGCAAGGCCAAGCTCATCCCCGAGCTGGTCAAGCGGTTGCCGAGCTCGTACGGCCGCTACTACGAGCCGTTTGCCGGTGGCGCGGCGCTGTTCTTCGCCCTGGCCGCCAAACGCGCGCACAGCGCAAACGGCGAAGCCTCACGCCGAGCTGGATCGCCAGTCCCGGTCGCCGCAGCGTTCGGCTTTGAACCCAAGGAGCTCCGAGTGGCTGGCGCGCCGTGGGCCGTGCTCGGTGACGCGAACGCTGATTTGATGGCCATGTATCAAGCGGTCCGCGACGATGCCGAGGCGGTCATCAAGGCGCTCGAGTTCCATGCCGCGCAGCACGGGGAAGCGCATTACTACGGCGTTCGCGATGCGTGGAACGCACGCGAGCTCGTGGCGCGGCCGCTCCATGCCGCGGCGTTTCTGTACCTGAACAAGACCTGCTTTAACGGCCTTTGGCGCGTGAACAAAAGCGGCGCGTTCAACGTGCCGATGGGCTCGTACAAGAACCCGACGATCTGCAACGCCGCCGCACTTCGCGCCGCGAGCTGGGCGCTGGGCGGTGCCGAGCTCGTCAGCGGCGATTACCTGCAGGTGATCGCGGATGCCGAAGCCGGTGACCTCGTGTATTTCGATCCGCCCTACGACGCTTCATTCGCGAGCTACACGCTCGACGCGTTCGAGGCGGACGACCAACGAGCTCTCGCCGAGGTGGCTCGCGAGCTCGGTCGGCGCGGCTGCCACGTCGTGCTCTCGAACCGTGACACGCCGTTCGTGCGCTCGCTCTATCAGGGCTTCGTGATCGAGCGCGTGAAGAACCCGCACATGATCAATTCCGACGGCACCGGGCGCAGCGACGTCGACGAAGTGATCATCACCCACCCACCGCATCTATCAGGGCGCGCGACATCCGGTCGACGCGCTCGCAAGCAAGCGACAAGGAGCAAGAGGATGAACGACGACGATAAGACGCCGGTCGAGCCGCCGGCAGAACACATCATGCAGTTCTTCGCGTACGCGCATCTGCCGCAGGCGATGCAGGACGTCTCGCGCCCGTTCTGCGAGCTGGCGCAGCGCGTGCTCGCGACGACTGCGCGCAACCCCGAACGGACCGTCGCGCTGCGCAAGCTGCTCGAGGCCAAGGACGCTGCGGTGCGCGCAGCGATCGCGAAGTGATGGAGGGCAACGTGATTCGTCCACCAGAGCAGACTTGGATCGACGGCATGAGGCCGCCCGACGTGCCTGACGTCGAGCCGGTCAAGCTCGCGATCTACCACTGGCTCGATCGCAAGGTAAATCAGAAGCGTGCTGCCGAGGAGACTCGCGCGGCGCACGCCGCGATGATCGCCTCGCTTGCGGAGGCCAAGCTCGATTGGCATCCGTACACCGATCCGAGCAATGGCCGGAAGCGGCGCGTGTGGATTGCCAAGGAGCCCAAGGCCAAGACGAGCGTGGTCGTCGAGTTCAAGCCCAAGCGCGGCCGCAAGCGACGCGGCGGCGCGGATCGCTCGGCCGATGCGGTCATCGATCCAGACGCCGAGCCCAAGGAGGACGCCAGGGTTGAGTCACGCCGCGTGCCGCGCAAGAGCGTCGAGGACGACATCGACCCGATGCGCAAGATCCGCGAGGGCATGAAGGGCGGCGTGCTCGACGACGCCGAAGCTGCGCAGCGCGGCGAGCTGCCACCGCCGACGCACGCCAATGGCGTGAGCGTGGGCCGGGCCATCAAGCGGCCCAAGAAGCGGAGCAAGCGCAAGTGACGATCGCTGCGCGCACCAAGCAATCGGCGTCGGTGCTGTGCGCCGATCCGAAGACCGTCTCGATCAAGCGGCTGGCGTGGGCATTTGGCTGCGCCAAGCGCGACAGCGAGGAGGAACAGGCGCTCTATGTGGCGCTGGTCGAACGCGTGCTCAAGTCGCGTCACGCCAGGGAGGGCACATGAAGAGCCGATCGCTTCAGGTGGCCGAGCTCAAGGCGGCCAACGAGCGACTGTCCGCGCAGCTGTTCAAGGCGCTTGCCGATCTCGCAGCGGCAAACGCCGAGATCAGGCAGCTGCGCCGAGAGCTTGGGCAAGGGCTTGGTGCGCAGTGATCATCGACGTCGCGAATCTCGATCCCGAGCTCGTGCCCAACTGCACGCTCGAGTGCGAGTGTGGCCGGCCCAAGCAGCGCACGCTCGAGTGCTGTTCGCGATGTCGCTATCTCGATGTCGGCTCGCCCGTCGCCACGCCATTTGCCAACGGCTACACGACGGGACGCCACGGGCAGATCATCGCTGCGCTACGCGGCACCGATGGTCTCACCGTCCTCGAGCTCTGCCGCGAGCTCGGGCTCAACACGGACAACAACAACGGCCGGGTCTCGATGCTGCGCACGATGAAGCTGTTGATCAGGCAGCGCCGCGTCCGCCGCGTGTGGCTCGAGGCCGACGTCCACGAGCTGGATCCGGCGCGGCTTGGTAAGGCGCCAGAGCGGCTCGGTCGGCGTCGGGCGAATCAGGGCAGCTGGCTGTACTTGCTCGATGGACTCAGCGAGCTCGAATGGAGGTCTTCGTAATGTCGGATGAGCTGATAGTCAGTAGAGCCACCGATCCGGAGAGCGTTGCTGCGATCGTTGACGATCAATTGCGAGCTCAGCTCGAATTCCTGAGCGGGCAGAATGTTTCGTTTCGCGAGGTCAATGCTTCGCTTCGTGCAGAGCTTGAGCGCGTGCGCTCTAGCTGCCCCAAATGCGAGCAGCTGGAAGCGCGACTCAAGATCGCAGGTCTTCAATCTCAGCAGGCTCGATGCGAGCAGCTGGAAGTAAGGCTTGAAGAGCTGACAAACGAAAACAAACTCAAGACCGCCGATCTTCGACGACTTCAAGCCGAGCGAGATCCAGAGCGCATTGCCGCAGCTATCGCTGAGGCATGCGAGCGCACACGTGTTTCTGCAGATGCTGAGATCGCTAAGCTGCGCTCCGACAACGCTCAGCTCGTAGCTGAATGTCGTGAGCTGAAAGCCTCCAAGAAGAAATTACGCGAGGCACTCGAGCGTGCACGCGAGGTCGGCAAATGATCCGCGTCATCCTCGAGAGTCCGTTCGCGGGCGACACCGAGCGCTACCTCCGCTACCTTCGCGCGGCGATGCGCGACTGCCTGCATCGTGGCGAAGCACCGTTCGCATCGCACGCGCTCTACACGCAACCCGGCGTGCTCGATGATGACTCCGTCACCGAGCGGGCGCTCGGCATCGAGGCGGGCTTTGCCTGGCGCCACGTCGCCGATAAGACCGTCGTGTACATGGACCTCGGGATCTCGAGCGGCATGCAGGCCGGCATCGATCACGCGATGGAACTCGGCCTGCGCGTCGAGTTTCGTCGGCTCGAGGGCTGGCCGTGATCCTCGGCCTCGACACTGGACTTGGTACGTGCGGTTGGGCGCTGCTCGATGAGTCGCGCTGCGAGTTCCTCGATCTCGGTGTTGTGATCCAGCGCCGCAAGCCAAGCATGCTGCTGACGATTGATCGCGAACGGCGCGCCAACATCCAAGCCGAGATCATCGCAGCCAAGGCGCCCGGCTGCTCAGCGATCGCGGTTGAGCGGATGAGCTTCCCGCCAGGTGCCGGAATCAAGGCTGCAGTTCCGATCGCGCTGTCATGGGGCATCGTGGTTGGCATCGCTGCGACGATGAATCCACGCCCGCGCCTCTACACGCTGTCGCCGCAGAAGTGGCAGCGCGAGGTGTGTCCCAACGTCAAGGGCGCAGTCGACTACGAGACGCTTGCGACGGCGGTCGGCTGGCACATTCTCAAGCGCCACCCGCGTGCGGCTGACAAGCTGCGCGCGATTCCCGATGAACAGAAGCAGCACGCGATCGATGCTGCGATGATCGCGCTCGTCGCCGGACTAAGGCCGCATCGCTGTGATGTCGTCGGCGAGGTGCAGCTGTGAAGGTGATCGATCCCGGCCATTGCTATGAGCTCGCCACGCTCGACGGCTACGGGCATCCCGAGCGGCTGCAATTCGTGAAGCGAATCGGTCCGGGCTATCCGGGCAATGAGCCACCGGCGCGTGCGGGCACAACGATTCAAGAGGTCGTGCGCGTGCTGATCGATCGGCTGCGCTACGTTCAGCGACAGGCGACTGCGCTCGACGACTTCGAGTCGATCGCGGATGACGCGACCGCGATCAGTTATCTGCGTGATGTCCTCGCGCTCCTCGAGCAACGAGCTGCGCGCCGGCATGGTCGCGATCTTTGTGCGAGCGCGATCGCGCGAATCGAGCAAGAGCCGGTGTGCACGCGGTGCGGTCACATCCGTTGCGAGGAAGATTGCCGGTGATGGGGATCCTGATCGTCACCTTCCTGCTCGGCTACGCCGCGCATGAGCTCGTTGCCACGCGATCGCGACGAGCACACCGGCCGCGCGCGGCGCTGCTTCGACTGCCGGATCCGGGCGCGCACCGCTGCGAGTATGCACGCGAGAAGAAACTCGGCCTCATGTGCAAGACGTGCAGACGGCCACCGCCCACGCCGATGCCGGGTCCCGGCATGCCGAGGCTCGGATGATGTGCCGCGGTGTACGACAACCGGACGTCTCACGAGGCGCACAGTGGTGAGCGTCAGCACGTCGTGCCATCCTGCCGTTGTGCGAGGGCCACAGCGCTCCGTGCGACTCCGTGTGATCGGCGGCTTCGTCGAGCTCCGCGATGATGTGCCGGCGACGCGTGCCGAGTGTCCGTCCGGCAGGCCGTGCGGTCATGTCAAATGTCCGTGGCACCTCTGGCGCGTCGACGGCGTCGATCAGCCAGGCCGACCACGCACGAGCACGAGCACGCGCCACCGCGGCGAGCAACGACCGACCGAGCTCCGTCCGGTGTGGATGGAGTGGCCGTTGCCGCCGAGCTGCTTCCTTGACGCGCTCGAGATGGCGCGACGCGAGGGCTGGAACCTGCAGAAGATGGCGCTGGTATTCGACGTCACCCGACGCGGGATGAAGTACCTGCTCCAAAAGTCGATCACCAAGGTCAAGCGCGCGGGTGTGGGCCTGCGTGAATTCACTGACGCTGCCGAATCTGGCCGTGGCACGCTGGTCGCCGATGAGTGACCGTCCGGATCCGCGCGGCCCGTATGGCAAGGGCTTTCCTAAGGGTGTCAGCGGCAACCCAGGAGGACGTAAGCGCGGTGCGGAGCGACGGTTTCGCGATGTCGTCGAGAGTCGCAAGTACACGGCCAAGGATGGCAGCGAGCACACCGGCCTCGACGCGCTCGCACATGTGCTGCTCGACATCGCGTTTGACCACGAGGAGCGGGCGCACAGCCGGATCCACGCCGCATGCCGCTACGTCGATCGCGGCTGGGGTGCGGTCAAGCAGTCGGTGCAGATCACGGCCGACACCCAGACAGCCGTGACGGATGATTTCGATCCTACGAAGATGTCGGATACCCAGCTGCGCGAGGCACTCGGTGCGATCGGTACGCTGAAACGGCTCGGTGCGGTTGCGGCTGCCGAGGATGCGCCCGCCGATGGTGGCCCTACCGAGCATTGATTTTGACGAGCTCGATGCCAAGGAGCGCAGGCTCCTTGCCGAGCTTATGCAACGGAGCTTTCGCGATTTCGCGGAGTTCTTTTGGCCGCAGCTCACCAACCTGCCATGGCCCGAGAACACCGCGACGCAGGCGCTGTGTGCGGCTCTACAGGCGGTTGCGGATGGTCGGATCTGGCGGCTGCTCGTTGCGATTGCACCAGGTATCGGCAAGAGCTCGATGCTCGCGCTTTATTCGGCGTGGCGGTTTGCCCGGCGCGGCGACTGGCGCGGTCTGCACGGCATGGCGGCGGCCAACGATGCCAACCGCGAGAGCGCACGCGTTCGCCGTCTCGTTACGAGCGATGACTTCGTGTGGCTATTCCCGCATGTCCAGCTCGCCGACGACGAGCAGACCATCCAAGCATGGGCGACCTCAACTGGTGGGCGCTACTTCGCGGTGGGTCGCGATTCGGCCGTCACCAGCAAGCGCGTTCTCGAGCTCGTGATCGACGATCCGATGACCGCGGCTGACCGTCGTAGCAAGGCTGCGCGTGACGAGGTGTGGACGTGGCTCGATGAGTCGCTGACATCTCGTCTCGACGGTGATCGGGCACCCATGATCATCGTGGCGCAGCGGCTCGATCGCGATGACGTACATGCTCGCTGTCGGGCGAGCGGGCAGCCGTGGTGCATGCTCGAGCCGGCGGCGGAGCGCGATGGCCGCGGCTTGCAGCTGTTTGATCACGCAGGCGAGCTCGTCTGGGAGGATCCGCGGCAGCCCGGGGAGCTCATCGCAACACAAATGCTCTCGCATGAAAAGCTCGCCGGTCTCTCGCGCTCGGTGCGCGTCACGCAGTTTCAACAGCGCCCCGAGGAGGATGCTGGCGGTGGCACGATCGCGCGCGATGCGTGGCGGTTCCATGCACCCGCCGGTGCAAATCCGAATGCGTCACGTCCCGATGGCTGCGCCAAGCCGTACGAGTCACCCACGGTGGTCACGCCGTCGTCGTTTGCGGCAATCGTGATCTCCGTGGATCCGACATTCGGCGGCACTTCGAACGAAAACGATTTCTGTTCGATCCAGGTCTGGGGGCTTGCGCGCGTCAAGGCGTCGACGTTGCTGATTCCCAACCTTGTCGGGGATGCCACCGTGAACGCCTACTACCTGCTCGCGCGCTGGCACGAGAGAGCGAAACAGCTCGTCCAGCGAGATGCGATCAGGGAGATGCGGAAGCGGTTTCCGCGTTCAACGATCGTGCTTGAGTTGACCGCGGGTGGTCGCGGCATTGATGAGATCTTCGAGGCTGAGGGCATCAGGAACGTAGAAGGCGAGACGCCGACGACCGCAAAGGCAGCGCGCCTCGATAACGTGTCGCCCGAGATCGAGCAGGGGTTGGCGTTTTTGCCGATCGGCATGGCGGACCTGCAGGGCTTCGTGGACGAGCTCGCCGGGATGACCGTGCACGATGACGATATGGACGCATGCTCGCAGGCAATTCATTGGCTCAAGGTCAAGGCGCCACCCGATGCCCGGTCCCGCTGGAAAGTGCTGAGCTCGTAATGCTGTCCCGCTCATCGGGCGCGCCCGCACGCTGCGTGCGTGGCCGACGAACCGAGTAACGAGCGAACGGCGAATGGACGGTTTGCTCCGGGTAATTCCGGTCGGAAACGGTCAAAGCATCGGCGCGAAGAGCGGCGCGATGGCTTCGTCAATGTGTTCCTGGGGCACGGCACCGAGCGCGATCGCGCAACCGCTACGCACCACTTCACGAATGCGGTTCTCGACTTCGAGGCGATCGATCTGCGGCGTGGCAACTGGCTGGCCAAGCGGATTGTCGAGATGTTGCCAGCGGATGCGTTTCGTCGCGGCTACGATCTCAAGCTCGACGACAAGGAAACCGCCGAGGAGATCCAGGGCGCGCTCGAGGAGCTCGACCTCGACGCCAAGATGGTTGCCGCGTGCCAGATGGAGCGCTGCTGCGGTGGCGCGGCGCTGTTCCCGGTGCTCGATGGCGCGCAGGGCGAGCTCGCCGCGCCGCTTGACGATACCCGCATCACCGCGGTGCGCGCGCTGCATCTCTACGAGCCGCGCGAGCTCTACCCGGCGAGCTGGTACACCGACATCACGAATCCCAAGTTCGGTCTGCCCGAGACCTACCGGCTCGATCCGCTGTCGGGCGGCGCGCCGATCGCGGTAGCTCGGCCGATCATTCACGAGTCCCGGATGGCGATCTTCCCGGGCATCCGGGTCACACGCGAACCGCTGCACGGTCAGCGTTGGGGCTGGGGCGACAACGTGCTCACGCCGGTCAACGACGTGATCCAAAACTTCGGCCTCACGTGGGGCTCGGTCGCGGCGCTGCTTCACGACTTCGCGCAAGGCGTGATCAAGCTCGACCAGTTGATCGAGATGCTCAAGGAGGACGACGGCGAGAAGCTCGTGCAGAAGCGGCTCGCGGTGATGGATATGGCGCGGTCGAGCTTGCGCGCGATGGTGCTCGACAAGAACGATGAGTTCTCGCGGACGACCACGCCGGTGTCCGGGCTCGCCGAGCTCGTCATTCAGCTGTCCGAGATGGTCTCGGCTTCCGCTGACACGCCGCGCACGCGGCTATTCGGCACGAGCCCGGCTGGACTCAATGCGACCGGCAAGAGCGACGATGATGGCTGGAACGATCGCGTCAACGCCGAGCAGGCGCGCCGAGAGTGCCCGCTCGAGTTTCTGATCGGCCTGGTCATCAAGTCGAGCGAGGGTCCGACGGGTGGCAAGGAGCCCGATCTGTGGAGCGTGCAATGGCGTCCGCTCGATGACCCGGACGAGAAGCAGATCGCCGAGACCCGCAAGCTCAACGCCGAGGCGGACAAGATCTGGTTCGAGATGGGCGCGGTGTCGAGCGACGACGTCGCTAGATCGCACTGGGGCGGCGACACCTACTCGGCGGATCTCACGGTCGACTTCAAGGCGCGTGAGGAGCAGAAGAAAATCGACGAGGAGCAGGCGAAACTGCTTGATGCCCAGGCGCTCGCCGCGATGGGCCGGCAGCCGCCCAACGGGGCCAACGGCACCAACGGTAAGCAGCCACCGAATGGTGCGAACGGCGCCAACGGTAAGCCGGCCCCGGCGCCGACGGAGCCGTAAGTGCACGCGGCCGCGCATGTGGTTGCGCGCGTCCAGGCGCACAACGCGCTCCGCGCGGTGCTCGGCCGGCGCAAGCGGCTCGGCAGGATGCCGCGGCAACAGCCGCCGCTCGCCATCGAGGCAGCGTATGCGCGCGACCTCGTCGCGATCGTCAACGTCACCCGGCCGCTGTTCGATCGGCTGATCGATCGGTTGCCGGAGCTCCTGCACGGCGCTCACGAGGCGCGCGGCATCCGCCAGGACGAGGGCGAGACGCAGCGGCTCCGCGCGGTGTTCGATCAGGCTGGCAAGCGGCTCGAGGGCGCGCTGCGCGTCGGCAACCTTGAGGATCTCGCGCGTCGCCATGCGCACGCGACGAGCGCGTTTCAGCGTGGCCAGCTCGCGCGCCAGGTGCAGGCAGCGCTCGGCATCGACATCGCGACGCACGATCGCCGCGTGCCAGCGATGATCGATCACTTCGTGCACGAGAACGTCGCGCTCGTCCGCAAGCTCGGCCGGACGTCGCTCGGCGATCTCGAGACGCTCGTTACCCGCGCATTCAGGACGGGTGGGCGCGCGCAGTCGATCGCCAAGGAGATCGCCGCTCGCTACGGCGTGCACGAACGCCACGCGCGGCTCATCGCCCGCGATCAGATCGGCTCGCTCAATGGCGCGATCAACGAGGCAAGGCAGCGCGAGCTCGGGCTGACCGAGTGGCGATGGCGCACGGTTCGTGATGAGCGCGTGCGGCCAACCCACCGCGCTCTCGAGCGCCAGAGCGAGGAGCGGCCATTCTCGGACACCAATCCGGCGCTCGAGGATGGCGTGCCGGTGGTCCCCGGGCAGCCGATCCTTTGCCGCTGCTATCGCGAGCCGGTGTTCGACTCGCTGCTCGAGACGGTGGCTCAAGCGGAGCCAGCGCCGGGATCGGGGATCTTGCTGCTGCCGCCGCAGCAGCCGCCAGCCCCGGAGCCACCGGCGCCGGAGTTCACGCCCGAATACCTCGCCGAGCGAGAGCGTATGGCGCAGGCGTCGGCGGTGGCGCGAGAGGTCGCGCAAGAGGAGCTCGCTGCGTTCGCGGCGCATCAACAGGCGCAGGCTGCCGAGCTCGCTGCCAAGCAAGCCGCGCAGGCCGCGGAGCTCGCCGCGCAAGAGGCGGCCAAGGCGGCCAAGAAAGCAGCGACGGCCGAGAAAGCGCGCGCGACGAGGGCGGCTAATAAGGCCAAGCGCGAGGCGCAGAAGGTTGCCGAGCAAGCTGCGGCCGCAGCGGCCAGGCCCGGCGAGGTTCGCTATGCAGCGATCCCGGAACATCACTTCCATGGGTTTCACGGCCGAGGCTTTGTTCAGGATGCGGACGCGATCGAGGGTGGCTCGGTGCGCGTGGTCCGCGTCAAGGGCGCCGATGGTGACTATTTCGAGGCGGTGTTCAAGGTGACCACGCCGTACGGCGACAAGGCGCGCAGCTATGGCAGCGAGCAGGCGCATGGCTGGGAGTTCCGCCGGCGCAAGGTCAGCGGTGGCGCGCTCGAGGATCTCAAGCAGACCGAGATCACACCGAACGCGGCGCGGATTCGTCGTTCTGCTAGCGGTGGCACGGTCGAGATCGGTACCCAGGGCGCGCTCGCCAATCAGGTGCGCATCCGCGCCAAGAGCCTCGGCGAGCTCGACGCGCAAATGGCAGAGCTCTCGAGACACCTCGGGCTCGAGCTTCACAAGGAGCCGTCGCGGGTGGACATCGAGCTGCAGACCAAGGCCAAGCTCGCAGCGAAGTTCGATCCCAAGGCGTTCGGCTCGCTGATGACCGGCGTGACGAGTCCCGAGGAGCAGCGTGCAGCGATCGAGCACGTGTTCGATGCCGCGGCCAAGCAGCATCCGATCATGCTCGATGCGCTCGCCGATGCCGAGGTCCGCGAAGTCTACCCGGGCCATAAGGCGCTCTACAGCGAGTCGCTCGGTAAGCACATGGCCAAGCAGTGGGGCTCGATGTATCACGACGGCAATCCGTCGGCGGACATCGCCGCGAAGATCGTTGGCGACACCGGGCTCATGTCTTCGAACCGTCGCTACAACGGCGGCGTGTTCGTGACCGGCATGTCGACGAGCCGCGACTTCGAGACCGGCGGCGCCGATGGCGTGTTCATGCGCGTGGCCAAGGAGTCAGCGCTCAAGGGATCCGGCGGGCGATTCCGCGCCGTCATCGATACCGAGCAGGTAATGGGCCGGCTCGATTGGTGGGCGTTCGATCACGACAACTACGGCCGTGCTGGCTATCGCGATTATCAGAGTCGGTGGTCGATCCCGGCGCAGCTCGCCGAGACTCGGGCCAGCGGCGGTAACGAGGTGATGGCCCCGCATGGTGTACCCCCAAGTGCGTTCAAGCGGTTCATCGTCGAGGACGAGAGCTATCGGCAGCGGGTCCTGGACGAGCTCCGCAAGATGGGGGTTACCAAGATCAACGGTAAGCCCGCGGAACAGTTCGTCACCACGAGGTGACCGATTTTCGATTGACAGTGTCAATCACAATTGGTAGGGTGTTCATATGACGAACACCGCAGCCGCGATCACCCCGCCCTCCCAACCGCTCAGCATCGTCCGCGAGGACAAGGGGGCCATCGGCTTCGACGAGGCTGGCGCGGAGCGCGCTGACAACGACAACGCGCTGCTCAAGGGTGTGCTCTCGATCGACACGGGAACGACGTTCTTCGCGCACGGCACGGTGCTGATGGATCGCGCAGGCGCCAAGGCGCGCCGGCATCGCGCGGAGTTTCTCAAGCTGCCGACGGTCGAGACCGGGATGGCGTCGCTCATCGACGCGGTGCAAGCGGAGGATCGTCGGGACCACACGGTCAAGCTCGGCGAGGGCTACGTCAATCTCAGCGGCAAGCTATGCGGCTGGCGCGACCGCGATGGCGCGTCCATCGTCGATCTCGTTCCGTCCGAGACTGGCTGGCAGCGGCTCGCGTCGTTCGCACCGTCGGGCGTCAAGACGGGCCTGCGCACCAACGTCAACACGTGGCTGCCGCGCCGGCGTGAGGACGACGCGGTACTGCGCACGCGCAAGGGCGCAGGCGACGATCGCGAGCTGTTCGCAGTGGTGTCCACCGGCTACGTGCCGTTTGACCTTGACGCGATCGCGGCGTGCGTGGCCGAGCACATGCCGTCCGATGCACGCTGCCGCGTCCGCTACGACGGCGGCCGGGCTCGCATCGACGTCGTGCTCCACAACCCGCATCACTTCGGGCCGCGTGGCGACGCGGGCACGGTCGGCGAGCTCCATCGGCTCGCGCTGCGCATCACGACCGCGGACGACGGCACGGCTGGCTTCCGGCTGACCTGGATGGCGGAGCGTATCCGCTGCATCAACCTCACGATCCTCAAGGGCAAGAACACGATGTTCGCGGCGCGCCATACCCGCGAGGATCTCGCCGAGATGGTCGAGACCGCGCTCGCCGCGCAGGGCGAGGTTGCTGAGTCGTTCTCCGCTCGCTGGCGCACGGCCTGGACGGAGTACTACGTCGACCAGGGCTCCAAGCAAAAGCTCGAGGCTGACGAGGTGCTCAAGCGCATTGCCTACCACGGCACGGTGCGCATCCCCGGCATCCGTGGCGCGGCGGCGACGTACGAGGCGCTCCGGGCGGCGTGGGACACCGAGCCGGGCGATTCGCGCGCCGCGATCCACAACGCGATCACCCGCGCTGCGCACGAGGCTCCGACCACGTGGCGCGCGTCGGCATGGGCGGACGACGAGACCGAGGAGCAGGCCAGCCAGCTGCTCTACGCGAAAAACCTCGTGCTCGACCTGCCCGAGGACAAGCGCGAGCAGCTCGGCTGGTAGCTCTGCGCTGACGAGCCCGGAAGGGCGAAACGCCGCGAGGCGTCCGCAGATAACTTGCGAAAGGAGCAAAACGTGAAAACCACCACCACCCTGTTCGTGTTCGAGGACGGCGCTCGCGAGGTTACGGTCGACCTCGCCAAGATCGCGCTCATGGCCAAGCGCTACGATGGCAGTTACTGGCTGCGCATGACCGGCGGCGATTCGCTCAACCTCGATGCCGGGGTCGGCGTCGCGATCCGGACCGCCTGGGTCGCGTTCCAGAGCAAGTTCGATCCGGCCAAGGATCGGTAGATGAGCGATCTCATCCGCTGCGCGCACTGTGGACATCGCAAGCGCGAGCACGGCGCCTTCGATAACCCGATCCGGCCGTTCGCGTGCCCTGGCGACAGGGAGCCGAAGTGGCCGAGCTCGATCACCAATGAGCTGCGAGCCGGCGAGGTTTACGATCGGCGGCTCGTCGAGTTTTGGTCGGAGCGCACCACGAGCTTCAAGGAGAGGCGGTAGTCATGTACCTGCACTGCAAACGCGGATTCGTTGAGGCCGATCGCTGGGATGGCTCGCCGATCCCGGTTGCCGAGCAGCAAGCCCAGGCGATTGCCTGCGCTGAGCGTGGCGGTGCTGTCATCATCGCCCGCAGTCGAGACGGGGTGACGCTGGTCGCCTTGCTGGCTGACAGCGGCATCGACGCCAAGGTGTTTCACAGTCCGGCGTGGGACTACCCGTTCCGCGTCTACCTGACGCTCGACGAGTGGGCGCTGATGCTCACGGGCGCCGCGTTCGCGATCGATTACCGCAACTTCAAACATTGGACGAGCGCTCACCAGCGCGGGCAATACGAGCTCGCGATGCGGATCTGGCAAGCCGCCTACGACAGCGATCCTTATCGCTAGCCACGTTGGCCATTGACGGCGTCAACGGTAAATCGGAGGATGCCTCATGCCTGCAAAGAAGCCCGCTCGAGGGCGGCCACGCCTGCACCCGGAGGCGATGGACACGACCGTTCAGATCCGTTGCACGTCCGATGACCGCGAGCGTTGGATCGAGCTGGCCGAGGAGCTCGGGCTCGCGGTTGGCCCGTGGCTCCGCATGCTGGCGATGCGCGAGGTCAAGAAAGCGCGCTAGGGTGCGACATGGAGTTTTCCGATAGCAAGCTCTACGCATGCGGTGCGGAGGGCGGCGAGGTCGCTGGCCGCGTCCGCTACGATGCTGCTGCTCGGCTGATCACCTGGTTCAACCCGGGCGGTCGACAACGCGCCTACGAGGTGGAAACGATCAGCACGAACGACGCTGACCGGTTCGATTTCATCGATACCGAAGGGCGCCGGTTCGTGCTGTTCGAGCTCACGCCCGGGTATTACAACGAGCAGATTCGTCGGCCGCAGGATCCGTTTCTGGTCACCGCGGCCGAGCTGCTCGCCACGTTCGAACGCACGCAAGCGTAACTCGAGCCGGCGCTCGAGGGCCGCTGCTACGGTCCTCGCATGACCGACGATTCCGACGCGCCGCACGTGCCGAGTGAAGAGCGCAAGACCGACGAGCTCGACCCGCGCGACGTCCGGGTATCGTGGCCGGTCGCGCTCGCGCACCTCGAACAGTTGGGCGACTGGACCGTGCACGGGATGCGGCTCGGTGCGCTCGCGACGCTGCGGCAGCTCATCGAGTATGCGGCGCATCCAGGCGCGAGCGGGCTTGTCGTCGATCGGATGCGCGACATCATCGAAGCGCTGGCGCGAATGCCCTGGGATCACGACGAGGGCGAGACCGCCGCATAATCCTGTCCGCCGATTTGGGTGCTCGTGCAGCGTTGCCCTCGTAGATGGGCGATGACCAGGCCAAGACCAAGCGCGTTTTCCGCATCGATGCCGGAATGCTGCGCTCGCCGACGCGAACACCGCAAGGCTTCTTGCGGGTCGATGGTTATGCGGGTCGCGTTGGCGTGTACCCATACGTCAACGAGGACGGCACGACGCGACTAGAGCTCCGGCTGCCGGAGGAAGTGTTCCGTGCTGATGCGCTCGCCAGCTTCGAGGGCGCGCCGCTCACCGATGGTCACCCGACCGTTCCGGTGTCGGCGAAAAATGTACGTCAGCTCGAGGTCGGCACCGTCACCGGTCCGGCCCGGCAGGATGGCGAGCACGTCGCGGTCGCCACCATGTTCAAGGATCCGACGGCGATCGCGAAGGTCGAGAGTGGCAAGCGCCAGCTCTCGCCGGGCTACACGCTCGATCTCGACGAGACGCCTGGCGTGCATCCGCTGTACGGGCGCTACGACGCGATCCAGCGCAACATCACGATCAATCATCTCGCGCTTGTTGATCAGGCGCGCGGCGGCAGCTCCGTGAAGCTGCGCATGGACGGCGCCGATATCGCCGTCGCCCACATCGAGGAATCGTCATCGAGAGGAGACGGTATGGCCGAGCAACGCACCGATGCCGAGAAGATCGGCGAGTTGTCCGCCAGGGTTCAGACCCTGACGGATGCAAACGCCGAGCTGCAGCGGCGGCTCGACGAAGGCGTCGAAGCAGCGACGACCGAGGCGCTCAAGAAAGAGCGCGAGCGCGCGGATAGCGTCACCAAGGCGCTCGACGAGCTCAAGGCGTCGATTCCCGGCCTCGTCGCTGCGCGTACGGCCCTTGAGCGCAAAGCGCGCACGGCCATGGGCCCGACGTTTCGCGTCGACGGCCTCGACGATCGCGCACTGCGCGTCGCGGTGATTCAAAAGCTCGCGCCCGGTCAGCCGGTGCCGAGCGACGCGAACGATGGCTGGCTTGAAGGGCGATTCGATTCGCTCGTCGAGCAGGCGACGGTCACTCGGTCGAACAACGATTCGATCGGGGCCGCGACATTCGCCGGAGGCGCTGGCGCGCGCCGCGACGAAGCAACCGAGCGCGCCGAGCGCGAGCGCAACCACCGCGAGCAGTGGAAGCAGCCGCTCGCATCCACGATCCACAAGGGGAGCTGATCATGCAGATGGAAGTGAAGGATCTACCGATCGGGTCCCCGGGAAAAATCGGGGACTTCTACACGGCCAATTCCGGCCAGATCGACAGCGCTACGAACGAGGAGGAGAGCGCGCAAATCCCGTTCGGTGTCATGGTCCAAAAGACCGCGACGCGCAACGCGAAGCTGCTCTCCGGAAGCAGCCAGGACCTGCTCGGCATCTCGGTGCACGGGCATGCGTACCCGATCCCGGCCGAGCTCGGCGACATGGGCGCGGGCGTTGCCGACGTTCCGGGCCTCAAGCCGGGAACCACGTTCGGCGTCGGCCGCAAGGGCCGGTTCTGGGTCCGCGTCGAGGCGGCAGTCGCGCTCACGGATGAGGTCCACGTCCGCGCGGTTGCCGATCCGGATGCCGACGAGATCGCCGGCGCATTCCGCGGCACCGACGACGGAGCCGACACGATCGATATCTCCGACTTCGCCGAATGGATCGAAGCCGGCGACGAGGTGGCACTCGTCGAAATCGACATGTCTCGCGCTGCCGGCGCGGTCGCGGATTCGTGAGGAGATCGCCATGAAGCAATACATGAACCTCGACACCTTCCAGACCGCGTTCTTTGACCGAGCGCTGACTGCCATCGACCCGACCAAGTACTGGGAGCTCACCCCGGGCTTCAAGGCACGTCGGTTCGTGCCGCCGGTCGCGAACCTGTCCCCGTACGATCGTGCGTACGAGTACACGATGTGGAAGATCACCGGCGATGCCAAGTACTACGGCCAACACGCCAAGGATCTGCCGATCGTCGGCGTCGAGGCAGTGCCGTTCTCGCGCCCGATCAAGCCGCTCGGCGCGGCGATGAATTGGACGCTCGACGAGATTCGCTCCGCGGCTGCTCGTCAGGTCGGTCTCGAGGAAGCGACGATCATGGCCGCGATGTCGGTCATCGCGCGCAAGCTCGACAAGTCGCTCGCGTTCGGCGACGGCATCAACACCGGCCTCGTCAACGACGCCGACATCATCAACGACAACACGGTCGCTGCGGTCGGCGGTTTCGATAGCGCGCAGGACTACATCGACTCGCTCATTAAGCTGGTCGCTGATACCCGCGCGCGCTTGAAGCAGGCTTCGACGCTGCCCGGCGGCGATGCGCTGCCGGCGTTCGATCGGTTCACGATCTTGATGCCGACGGACAAGTACACCAAGGTCAAGACCACGCTCATGCCCGGCACCGCCGGTAACATGACGGTCCTCAATTTCTTCCTAGAGGCGATGGGCCCCTGGGTCGAAGGCGTCGAAGACTGGGCCGAGCTCGACGACGACAACCGAGCGATCTGCTACCCGCGTAACCCGATGGCGCTCGGCGCGGTCATCGCGCGCGAGTACACGCAGGAAGCTCCGCAGCCGGTCGGCCTCGAGATCAACGTACCCGTGCACGCGAGCTCGGGCGGCACGGTGATCCGGTACGGCGTCGCGTTCTCGTACATGACGCTGTCTTAGCGGTTTGACGGGCCGTGCAGGCTCGTGCTGGGCGTTCGCTCGCCTGGCGAATTGCGGACGAGGGAGACAGCAACCCGGAGCGCTCATACCGCTCAGAACCGCGTGCAATTCGCGGGTCCGCGACGATGGCGAATCAACGACGTACCTCGAAGCATGAGCAGGACTTCCGCGCTCGCCGTCTCGCGCGACTTGCGCAGCGTGCGGGCAAGGCTGCCGCGACAGCGCCAGCGGCCAAACCCAAGGGCAAGGGCAAGCCGAAGGCTGACAAGCCGGCGGCCAGGCCTCCGGCGAGGGTTGCGACGAATCCGCATCCCGCGCCGCTGCCGCCTGCGCCGTCGGTTCCGCACACGCCGCACACGCCACCGGCGCCGCATGCGGCCAAGGATGTCGACGGGGCGTTCGACGATAAGTCGTCCGAGCACCTGACGCCGCCCGAGAAGCGGCATTGGTTCGGCCGCAAGAGCGACAAGGAGTAGACTCCGTTATGGCGGACATCGCCTGGACGGACGTCACCGCTCGGTTTCCGAACGATGCCGAGCTCGCAGCCGTTGATCCGGACGTCGCCGGGGCTGGCTGGGCGGCGCTCGCCAACGGCCTTTCGGCGTCGTTCTTCGGTGGCAAGGATTCCGAGAAGTACAAGACCGCGAGAATTCTCTACGCTGCGCACTTCGCGCTCGGCGGCGGCACTGGCGGAGGGCAGGTCGCCGCCGGGCCGGTGATCGAGCAGACCGAGGGCGGCGTCACCGAGCGCTACGCCGTGACGTCTACGACGTCGGTAGACGGCGTGCACAACGCCACCAGCTACGGCCGGCTGTTCGATGAGCTGATGCGTAGCTGCCCGAGGCGGCTCGGGGTCACGACGTGACCAAGAACGTCGAGGTGAACGATCGCATCTGGCAGGCGCTACAGAAGCGCGCGCAGGAACTCTCGCACCACGCCGCGAAGGTTGGAATCATCGGCACGCAGGCGACGGAGCAGCATCGTGACGCCGATAAAGAGCGGCAGGCATGGAAGGCACTGCGCAAAAAGAAGGTGCGCAAGACTGCGGCCAACAAGGAAGCTCTCCGCGAGGCGCTGAGCGCGGCGATGCAGCAGTCCGGGGCGACCGGCGCGACGAATGTCGAGATCGCGGTCGCGATGGAGCTCGGCACGGCCACGATCCCATCCCGCCCGTTCATTCGCCAAGCGTTTCTGACGCGCAGGGGGCCATTCGAGGCGCTTGCAGCAAGGCTGGCCAAGGCCTTTTTGCTGGGGAAGATGAGCGCCGAGCAGGTGATGGGGTTACTCGGCGCATGGGGGCAAAACGCGATCAAGGCGACGATCACGCGCACCGGGTCCTTTGCTCCGCTGGCACCGGCGACGATCAGGCGCAAGGGCTCGAGTCGTCCGCTCGTGGATACCGGGCAGCTCGCGAACTCGGTTAGCTGGATCGTGGTCCCATGATGTGCGGTCGCTGTGGCGATCCCGGCCGCGAGATCGAGCTCGTGCGCGATGGCACCGTGGTTGGCGCAGGCGCGCTTTGTGATGTCTGCTTTGCCGCGGCAGCCGCAGGCGCCGACGAGCTGCGCCGTCAGTTCGAGGAGCTGCTCGCGGCCGGCATCCCGCGCGACATGGCCAACGACATCATGATCGCCCGCGTCACGGGCGAGGCGGCGCAGGCGTGAGTCTCAATAGCGTCAAGTTTCCAACCGGCTCGTACGAGGTCACTCGCACCGAGACGGGCGAATACACGCAAGGGCGTTACGCGTCGGGCGGTACGTCGACGTTTCCGATCGTCGCTGACGTGCAAGACGTTACCGGCCGTGTGCTCCACGATATGCCGGAGGGCATGCGCGCCGAAGACACCAAGGTGCTCTACACGATCACCGAGCTCCGCGGGCTCTACCCGACGTTGCCCGCAGCTTCCGGGCCCGATGTTCCCGGCAATGAGCCCGACGTCATCTTGATCGAGGGCGAGCGCTATCGCGTGCACACCGTGCAGAAGTTCCGCGTGTTCGCGAAGCGATATCGCGCATGGGTAGAGCGGATCGCCGCATGATCGTTGCGACGATGGCATCGCTCAAGGGGCGCGAGCCGTTGCTCAAGCGCGTCATCGACTCGCTCGCACCGCAAGTCGATGCGATCTGCGTGTACCTGAACGGGCACGAGGAGATCCCGACATGCCTGCGCCATCCCAAGGTGCTTCACGCGGTGCTCAGCAAGGAGGCCGGCTGGCGCGGCGCCGAGGCCAAGCTCTGGTGGTGGGACCGCGACCAGTTCAAGGCGGCGCCCGAGTGGCGCGACGACGACATCGCGCTGATCTGCGACGACGACATCGTGTATCCGTCGAACTACGCCGCGCGCATGGTCGCCGAGCTTGCCGCGCATCCACGCTCGGCGGTGTGCGTGCACGGCTCGATCATGATGGACCACTTCGTCACCTACGCGGATTCGCGATGGGTGGCGCGCGCTCGAGGACACCTGCTCGCGACGTCACGCGTGCACATCCCCGGCACCGGCACGATGGCGTTTCGCCGCGGCGATATCGACTTCCGGCTCGCGCGTGACGTGTCGTGGTCGCACTGCGTCGACGTGTGCATGGCGATCGCGATGAAGCGCGCAGGCATGCCGTGCTACGCGATCGCGCGGCCGGATGCCTGGCTTGTGCCGATGCCGCTGCCGGTCGGAACCTCGATCTATCGGCAGCGGACGGGTGCTCGCAACGAGCAGGTCGAAACCCGGATGCTTGTCGAGCAGGCGCCTTGGGAGCCACTCGAGGCGGGAATGGATGGCTTCGTCGAGCGCGTTGCCAAACCGACGTGCGTGCGGCCGAACAGAAACTCGATGGCGCCGCGCGAGATCTGGGACTTTCTGGCGCCGCGCCTCGCGGGTCGAGCCGGGACGTTCGTCGAGCTGGGTAGCGGTCATGGCACTGCAAACCTGCTCGCCGCGCTGCCGCATGGCATGCCGCTGATCTCGGTCGAGCACGACCGCAAGTTCGTCGGCCTGGTACGCGGCACGACGTACGTGCATGCGCCGCTCCGCGGTGGTTGGTACGACGCGGGCCTGGTCGCGCGCCGGCTGCCGCCACCGGGCGAGATCGCGGCGGTGCTCATCGATGGCCCGCCGGGCGGCTACGGGCGCGCAGGCGTGCTCAAGCATCTCGAGCTGTTCGGCAACGCGCCGATCGTGCTCGATGACGTGCACCGTCCGGCGGAGCTAAGCCTTGCCAAGATCCTCGGCGAGCGGCGCGGGGTGGCGCCCGAGATCCATGAGTGCGGCGGGCGCGCGTTCGCATCGATTGGCTGGTAGCGGACGTAATCCTGTCCGCGGTAGCCGCGGTGTCCTTAGCGTGCTTGCGTGGCAGCGATTGCCTGGATCACCATCGAGAACGCAATCCACGCGTGGCTCGTCGCCGCGACGGGGCTCGCGGCCGGCCAGGTGATCTGGAGCTTGCCCGAGGAGGGCGCCCCTCGCCCCGAACGGCCCTACATCACGGTGCTGATCAATGAGATCGATCAGTTCGGTCATGATTGGCTCGTCAAGGATGCGGCGCCGGATCCCGAGGAGGGCGCGGAGATCCGTGTACGCGCACGGGGTCAACGCACGGCGAGGATCCATCTCCGCTGCTTCGGCGTTGATGGCTCGGGTAGCGATGCCGCGAAGATCCTTGTTGACGCGATCGCTGGTCTGCCACTGTCCACCTACGATCTCGACCTGGCGGGCGTCGGCATCGCGGACACCGAGGCGGTGCAGACCGTGCCAGGCCGACGTGGCGGCATTCTCGAGCCGCAAGCCACGACGGCAGTGAATATCCATCTCGCTTCCGAAGTGGAGGCGCGGTTGCCCGAGGTCGCGCACATCCAGATCCGGATCAACGAGGAGTCGATCGGTGAGGTCGGCGAGCTCTGGGTTCCGGATCCGCCGCCCGATTCCTGAAGGAGATACGCATGTCCATCGACCAGCATGTACCGGTAACCGTCAGCGTGAACAACGCAGGGATCGCGAAACAGGGCTTCGGCCTGACTGCGATCCTCACGTACAAGACGGTCTTTCCGGAGCTGTCGCGCGCGTACGCGAAAGTGTCCGACGCGGTCGCGGACGGCTTTGCGACGGATTCTCCGGAGGGCCGCGCGCTCGCGCGCATCCTCGGTCAGTCGCCGCATCCGGTACAGGTCAAGATGATCCGCGGCACGCGGATCCCGACGCAGCGCTACGAGCTCGGCGTGCTCGATGTCGTCGAGGGCTTCACGTACAAGATCAACGTCAAGGGCGAGGGCTTCTCGGACACGTTGCTCTCGTACACCGCGCTTGAGGGCGACGACGAGGACGATATCGTAGCGGCGCTCGTGACGCAGGCGCAGGCGGTCGAGGATCGCAACTACACCGCGAGCGCGGTGGTCGACGCGTCGGGCCCCGACACGCTGCGCTTCCTCGGCAATGCGCCCGGCGATTGGTTCTCGCTGCAGGTATTCGACACGCTCATGCTGTCGATCGTTCAGAACCACGACGATCCGGGCATCGCCGATGACCTCGCCGACGTCATGCTGTACGACCCGGATTGGTACTACCTCGAGACCAACTTCAACAGCTCGGCGACGGTGCTCGAGGCGGCGGACTTCATCGAGTCGGCCGGGTTCAAGGCGTACATCGTCGATCTCGTCGACAGCGAGATCGAGAATAGCGCGCCCGGCGGCGACGACATCGCATCGCAGCTCGACGCGCTCGGCTACAAGCGGACGCTCTACGCGTATCACCGCAAGCCGAACGAGATGATGGCCGCCGGCTGGGAGGGGCGCATCTCGCCGCTCGCTGTCGGTACATGGGATGCCGCGTACAAGCCGATCACCGGCGTGACCGCAGACTCGTTCACTGCAACGCAGATGAACAACATGGACGGCAAGAAGTGCTCCTATTACAAGGCCGAGGCCGGTCGGAGCTTCACTTGGAACGGCGCCATCGCGAACACCGATTACGGGTTTTTCGACAACACGGTGTCGCTCGACTTCGTCGTCGACGACATCCAAAAGTCGGTACTCGCCGCGCGGCTCGCGCTCAACAAGGTGGCGTACACCGACGAAGACATCCAGGGCGTCATCAAGGGTGCCGTCGAGGGCGCTGTCGATCGCGCGAAGTCTGAAGCGCACAAGATCATCGCGCTCGGTATGCCGGGGGACGAGGACGACCCGGAGCCAACGGTGTTCTTCCCGCGCGTCAAGGATATCGATCCTGGCGCTCGCGCGCTGCGCACGATCCCTGACGGGACCGTCTCATTCCGGCTGCAGGGCGCTGTCAACACGGTGCCTATCAATCTCACCGTGACGTTCTAGAGAGGAGCCGACGATGGCGCTGCAAAAGTACAATCCCAAGAAAATGACCGGCTCCTGGAAGGGGCTAATCGGCGGCACGCGTCCATTTGTCGTGCAGTTCGCTGGCGGCTTCATGGACGACACGTTCATCAACGCGAAGTACTCCGGCGATCGCGTGACCGAGCACGAGGGCGCAGACGGCACGGTCACCATCGTGCTCAACGCAAGCGAGCTCGCCATGGTCACGCTCCATCTCTCGCAGGGCGCACCTGCGAACCTATTGCTCACGCGCCTGTTCGGTAGCGCGAAGCGGAACTATCTACCGGTCGGCGCGTTCACGTTCGAGGATCTCAACGGCACAACCTTGATCAAGTCGCCGCAGGCGTACATCAAGACGACGGCCGAGATCGAATTCGGCAAAGAGGTGAAGGGTCGGAGCTGGGTCTTCGGCCTGACCGAGGCCGAGCTCCGCGTCGGGGACGCAGGCGACTTCTAAGCCATGGCGAAGGAGCCAAAAACCACGAAGATCGACGGGCTCGAGGTCACCTCGACCCCGCTGCCGTTCGAGAGGGCGGAGCCGATGCTTCCCGACGTCGGGCAGTTCCTGGCGCTGATGATCGCGCAGATGTCGAGCGCGTTCGCAGGCGTCGATCTCAAGTCACTCAGCCTCGGCCAGCTCGACGTGAGCCGGCTCGCGCCCGTGCTATCGGCGGTCTCGATGCACCTCGGAGATGGCAAGCTCTCGAAGCTCGCACCGAAGCTGCTCTCAACGACCACGGTCGTATTCGTCGACCCGATCAGCGGCGAGCGCGAGCTCAAGGATCTCTCGAAAGCCAAGGATCGAGAGCTCGTGTTCGATGAGCATCCCGCCGCGTACCTTCCGACTGTCTTCTTTGCGGGGAGGACAACCTACGAACGTTATTTTTCCGAAGCCGTCCTAACCGGCGGCGCGACCCCAAACGGATCGAGCTGACGGGCCTGCAGCCGGAGCACCTCCGGCCGCTCAGTCCATTCCGCCTCGTGCAGGCCGGCGTCGGCAGCCACCTCGAGATCGAACAGATGAGCTTGGACGATGTTGACCTCTGGCACCTCTACCTCGACGCGGTCGACGAGGCCGAGCTCGTCGCGCGTGAGCAGGACAGCGAGGAGGAGTAGCCATGCAGGTAGCTGATCTGTTCGGCCTGCTCGGGATCAAGATCGACAAGGTCTCGTGGGATCGCGCGAACAAAGCGATCGGTGGCATGGGCAAGTCGCTCGGCGGTCTCATGCAGAAAGCGCAGTCGTGGGGTGGCTCGCTCACCGGGACGCTCGCACGGCTGACCGCAGGGTACGGCTTCGGCAAGCTCGTCGAGACGGGCCTCAAGTTCAACGCGAACATGGAGGACACCAAGAACCAGATCGCCGGAATGATGGCGCTGGCGACGAAGACCGATCTCAACGACAACCTCGGCAAGGCTGGCACGCTGCTCGACCACCTGCGCGAGCGGGCGGCCAAGCTGCCGGGCACGACAGCTGAGTACGCGCAGATGCTCGGCATGCTCACGCAGCCGATCCTCGATGCGAAGCTCAGCATGCAGGATCTCGAGGATCTCACGGTCAATAGCGTGGTCGGAGCGAAGGCGCTCGGCGTCGAGTGGTCGGCCGCGGCGCGCGACATCGATCAAGCGTTGCGCGGCTCGTTCCACTCCACGGACGTGTTCACGGGCAAGCTGCTCGGCTCGCTCGGCTTCAAGGGCGAGGAGGGGCGCGCGCGGTTCAATCAGTTGAGCGCCAAGGATCGAGCTCAAACGCTCAAGCGCGCGCTCACGCAGAAGCAGCTCACGCAGCTCGCTGCCGCGCAGGGCCAGACTGCCTCCGGCAAGTTCTCGACGCTCGTCGACACCGCGCAGCAAACGCTCGGGCGCGTGATGGCGCCGCTGTTCGTCAAGCTCGTCGGCTATCTCGAGCAGGTTAACCAATGGCTCGACAAAAACAGCGCCAAGGTTGCTCAGTTTGCCGGCACGATCGGCGGGGTCCTCGTGACAGCGCTTGAACAGATCGTCGAGGCGATCAAGTTTCTCGCTGAGAACCCCGAGCTCGCAGCCGGGCTGGGAGTGATCCTCGGCGTGTTTCTCGCGATGAGCTCGCCGATCACCATGATCGTGATTGCTGTCATTGCGCTGGTGAAAATCGTAAAGGCGCTTGGCCCGGCGTTCGTGGCGGTGAAGAACGCTGCCGCGGATGCGCTCGGCTGGATCGACGATCAGCTCGTAGCGCTCGGCGGTGCGATCGTGGATCTCGGTGAGACGATCGCCGCGCCGTTTATTGCTGCGTGGGATGCGGTCAAGGCCGCGTTCGACGCGGTCTACAACTGGATCCGCGACAAGCTCAGTTGGGTCGAGGGCAAGATCGGTTGGCTGGTCGGCAAGGCCGGGACGATTGCCGGCTTCGTTGGCGGCGGCGTCGGCCTCGCAGCTCCGGCAATTGTCGGCGCAGCTCCGACGATTCCAACGATCCCGGCTCCGGCTGCGGCAGCTGCGGGCGCCACGACAAACACGACGCTCAACCTCACGCCGACGATCAATGTCAATGGCGTCAGCGACCCGCGAGCTGCCGCGGAAATGATGGATCAGAAGCTGCGGCAGACGATGTCGGACGCGTACGCGGCCGCTCGAGGCGGACGGCGATGACCACGATCGACGGATACCCGATCGACTGCGTGACCGACGAGCGGCTCACCTACGAGAGCGAGGTGACCGAGTTTCCGATCGAGAACGGCGCGCCGGTTGCGGACCACATTATCGCGAAGCGCCCCGTACTCGAGCTTGAGGGCGTGGTCAGCGACACGCCGATCGGTGCGATCGCGAACGACATCACGCGCACGAGCCTGTCGGGCTCCACGCTGCCATCGCGTGACGCGTTCGACCGCTTCGTGCAGCTCCATGGCGATCGGCGCTCGATCACCGTGGAGTGCTCGTTCGGCAAGTTCGACGATATGGTGCTGACGTCGCTCACGCCGACGCGCGACAAGACCACGCTCAAGGCGTTCAAGTTCACGGCGACGTTTCGCCAGATCGAGATCCGACAGAACAACCGCACCACGATCCGCGTCGCTGTGCCTGGCGCGTCCGGGCTTCGCAACTTCGGCGCGCTGCTCGGCCAGCTCAAGGATATGGGCGTCACGTTCGTCACCAGTCGTCCGGCCGATCCGCAGCTACGCGCGCTCAAAATTCGGGCAGGCGATCGATTGATTTCGACCACGACGCACAAGCAGCGGCTCGCTACCTCGCTCAAGAAAGGCGGCATCAACTCCTCGGGCCTGCAGACCACCGAGACGGGCGACGTCGTTAAGTCGAACGGATGGGACCTCTGGGAGAAAGCTGGCTTTGGTCCCGAGGGCAAGATGGATCACTACGGGCTCGAGCCGTTCGAGACCGAGACGAGCGATGGCTACGTCACCGGCCACAACAAGCAGGATTACTACCCGTACACGTCGCACATCACGTCGACGAGCATCCAGGGCAGGCGCGTGCATTGGGACTACCGATCGTCATCCTGGGTCGACGATGAGAGCAACGTCATCGTGAAAAAGCCGCCCAAGGGTGAGGATCGCTGGAAGGGCGTAACCGTGGCGCGAGCGCCGGGGCCCAAGCCGTGATCATCGAGCTGCCGTTTCGCCCCTCGGTCGCGCACTACCGGTTCGGCACGGCGATCGGCGATTTCGCGTACATCTTCGATGTGCACTGGAACTCGCGCGACAACTTCGATCCGGAAACCGGCAAGGCGGCGGGCGCGTGGTACTTCGCGGTGCGCGAGCAGAATCTCGAGCTCATCATCAGCAGCGTCAAGATCGTGCTCGGCACGTACCTCGGCCGGCGGCGCAACCATCGCCTGTTCCGTCAAGGCGTGTTCGTGGTCTGCGACACCACCGGCAAGGGCAAGGAGGCGGGCTTCGACGATCTCGGCACGCGTGTTGTGGTCCGCTACATCCCGCAGAATGATCTCTTGGTGCTGACGAGGTAGCCATGGCGGTGCTGTTCGATCGCATCGTCCAGGTCACCGCGTTCTTGCAGCCGAGCGGCTTCGTCGGGTCCAACCCGCAATTCTTCGAGCGCACGGGAACGGCGTTCGAGATCTTCTACGACAAGGGCAAGGGCAACCGGATCCAGTTCGAGGTCGAGAAGAACCTCAGCTCGACGCCCAACAAGTGCAAGATCAAGATCTCGAACCTGTCCGAACATTCGCGCGATGACTTCGAACGACTGCCGGTCGGCATCCAGCTCGCTGCCGGCTACGACGGCGTTGCGAAGCTCCTGTTTACCGGCGACCTGCACGAGTTCTTTTCCGAGCGGGATGGCACCGAGATCATCACCACGCTCATCGTCAAGGATGGACTCCGCGCCTACGCGCACGCGCGCATGAATCGCAGCTACAAGGCGCCGATCACGGTCAAGCGCGTGCTCGAGGACGCAGCCAAATCGATGGGGCTCAAGCTGCCGCCCGAGACCGAGCAAACCACCGAGTTCAAGCAAGCGCTCGCGGTGGGCATCTCGGCGAGCGGGCCAACGCGTGACGTGCTGACCAGCCTGCTCGCGCCGTACGGCTATCGATGGTCGGTGCAAAACGGCAAGCTCCTGGTGATCAAGAACGAGACGTTCGCGCCCGGCGACGTCATCCTCGTCAATCGGCAGACCGGGCTCATCGATTCGCCCAAGCTGACAACGCCCGAGAAACCGCCGGCCAAGAAGCCGACGAAGAACAAACGGTATCGGGGCCCCGAGATCAAGTTTCAGTCGCAGCTGTACTCCGAGATCGCCCCAGGACGACGCGTGCACCTGGACTCGGAGTTCTTCAATGTCGATCTCAAGGTGCTCGACGTGAAGCACTCCGGCGACACGCACGGGCAAGACTTCAACACCGACGTCTCAGCGAGGCCGCTATGAGCGATGAGCCACGCGATCCCGGGCTCGAGGATATCTTCACGCTGGCCGTCGAGACGGCGCTCGCCAGCGCGCGCGTCATGCTGCCCGGCCGGGTGGTCTCGTACGACGCCGTGAAGCAGAGCGCATCGATCCAGCTCCTGCTCAAGGAGTCTCACCTCGCCGAGGACGATACGGTCACCGTCGAGGCGGTTGCCGAGCTGCAGGATGTGCCGGTGCGCCATATCGGCGGCGCGACCGGACGCATCACGGTTCCGGTCGTGAAGGGCGATACCGGAATGGTGATCTTCGCGAGCTCGTCGATCGCGCGTTGGAAGCTGATCGGCGGGCTCATCGACCCGGGCGACGCTCGCAAGCATCACATCAGCGATTGCGTGTTCGAGCCGGGCCTGCACGACTTCGCGCATGTGCCGACCACGGCGCCCACGGACGCGATTGTGACGCATGGCGAGACCCGGGTGGGCGGGCCGGTGGGCACCGAGAAGATGCTCCGCGCTGAGAGCTACCGGACGGCCGAGGATGCGCTCATCAATGCGATGACGGTCGCGTTTAACGCGATCCAGATTTATGCGGTGGCGATCAAGCCCGTTGCCGACCCCTCGAACGCGGCGACGCCTGCGCTGGTGACCGCGATGACCACGACCTGGACGGCTGCAGTAGCCGCCTTCACCGGCGCCGCAGCGACGTATCTGGCTCAAAAGGGTCGCGTGCTGTAATTCCCTGTCCACAGTTTGAGGCCGGCTCTTACCGTGGCAGCTAATGGCGCTGCTCTCGACGGACCGCCTGGATCGCCGCCTCGATGCGAGCGGTGACATCTACGTCGGTCCGAACGGCAGCGAGGGGATCTCCGGGATCGATGGCGTCGCGCAGCTCATCGTCATCGCGCTCCGTCTGTTCAAGGAAGAGTGGTTTCTGAACCTGGACAAGGGGATGCCCTGGTACCAGGAGATCCTCGGCGAGAAGTTCAACGAGCAGCTCGTGCGCAAGCGCGTAGCCGAGGTCGTGCTCGCGGTGCCCGCAGTGACCGGCATCAGCTCGCTCTCGCTCATTTTCACGTCGGCGATCCGGCGGCTCGAGATCAACCTCACCGTGCGGACACTGTTCGGTGACACGCCGCCCGACTTCATCCAGTTCGTGATCGGGGGAGGCAATGGCTGAGTTCGGTCTTTTGCCGGAGGGCTTCGTACGGCCCACGATGTCCGAGATCCGGGCGGAGTTCGAGTCCGAGGTTCGCGGCGCGCTGGGCGCGAGTCAGCCGCTCGGCGATGACACGTTCGACGGCCACCTGATCGGCGTCCTCTCGGAGCGGCTCGATCTGCTGTGGGAGATTGGGGAGATCTCGTTCTCGTCGATCGATCGCGACAAGGCGAGCGGCGATCAGCTGCGCGCGACTGGCGCGCTCACCGGCGCCCTCGAGCTCGAGGAGCAGTCATCCAAGGTCACCGAGACACTGTGCGGTGACGATGGTCAGGTGATCCCGTCCGGGACCACCATCTCGACGGCCAGCACCGGCCAACGCTTCGAGACGGCGAGCGATGCCACGCTCAGCCAGCTCGATGACTGGCTGCCCGATACCGCCTACGAGGTGGATGATCGGGTCACGAACAGCGATCGCTGCTACGTGTGCATCACCGCGGGCGTCAGCGATTCGTCCGGCGGGCCGACCACGACGGATCCCGACATCGTCGACAACACGGCGCATTGGAAGTACCTCGGCGAAGGCCAGGCTGCCGTCGACGTCATCATGACGTCCATCGAGATCGGCAAGATCGTCGCGATCGCCGGCGACCTCACCGAGATCGAGACGCCAATCGGCGGGCTCAACACTGCGGTGAACCTGCTCGATGCTGACCTCGGCCGCGACAAGCAGACCGACGAATCGTTTCGCCTCCTCGTCGAAGCCGAGCTCGCCACGCCAGGCACGGGCACGCCGGACGCGGTGCGCGCGGCGCTTCTCGAGCTATCCGGCGTGACCAATGCGCACGTGTTCTACAACAACACTGACGAGACGGACGAGAGCACCGGACTGCCGCCGCATTCGACGGAGTGTCTTGTCCAGGGCGGTGACGATCAAGACATCTGGGATTGCCTGTGGGCGAACGTCCCGCTCGGTATCACGACCATCGGCACCGAGGACGGATTCGCAACGGACGCCGAGGGCAACGCGCAGCCGGTGTCGTTCTCGCGCCAAGAGGATATCGACATCTACATCATCGTCGATCTCATCGAAGACCCGACGGAGTATCAGGGCGACGATGCGGTGAAGGCGGCCATCGTTGCGTGGGGCGACGCGCAAAAGACCGGCAAGGATGCCGTGGCCTCAGCGATCGGCGCGCAGGCGTTCACGGTCGCGGGCGTGCTCGACGTCACCAGCGTCAAGATCGGCACGGCGCCAGCTCCGGGCACGAGCGACACGGTCGACATCAGTCCGCGTCAGCTCGCTATCTACGACACGAGCCGGATCACCGTGAACACCACCGACGGCACGCCGTAGGGAGGCAGCATGCGTAACTCAACTTCGAGGACACTCGCGATCGCGGCCGGCGCAGCACTGATCGCGATGACGATTGTTGCGTGGGGTGGGGGCACGGTGATCACCGGGCCGACCGCGGTCCCGAACAACAGCATCACGAACGCCAAGCTCCGTGACTCTGCGGCGCTCAGCGTGATCGGTCGCTCGGCGAACAGCACCGGCGATCCAGGCGACATCGCCGCATCATCCGACGGCGATGTGCTTCGCAGGAGTGGCACCACGCTTGGCTTTGGCGCGATCCCGGAATCGAGCGTCACGGGTCTGACATCCGATCTATCCGGCAAGGTCCCGACGACACGCACGCTCACGGCCGGCACCGGACTATCGGGCGGCGGCGATTTGTCCATGGATCGGACGTTCACGGTCAGCATCGCGGGCGCGAGCTGCGCATCCAGCGAGGCCGTCACGGCGATCAGCTCTACAGGCACGGGCACGTGTTCGACGGTCGGCGACATCACGTCGGTGGTCGCCGGTACCGGGCTCAGTGGCGGCGCGACGAGCGGCGCGGCTACGCTAGACGTCAACATCGCCGGCGCGTCGTGCTCGGCAGGCTCATTCCTGTCCGCGCTCGGAGCGACCGGCACGGGCACGTGCACGGCGGCGATTGCAGCGAGCTCAGCTAATGTGATCGCGAAGTACAGCGGCGCAAACGCGATCGCGGGATCGCTCCTTACCGACGACGGCACCACGTTTGCCATCAACAGCAACAAACTGACGGTTACCGAGGCGAGCGGCAACACGACGATCGCTGGCACGCTGGCACTTACGCCGATGACGTCGGGCTCGGTGCTGTTCGCCGGCACGAGCGGCGTGGTCTCTCAGGACAACACGGCCTTCAAGTGGGACAACTCAGGCAAGACGCTGACGATCACGTCACCGTCGGGCACGGCGATCGGCGCGCTCAGCAACTCGAGTTCAGCCGGCACGATGTACATCGAGAACACGAACTCATCCGGGCCCAGCGATTTCTACGCCACCAACAACTCCGGCACAGCGGAGATTTCGTTTGGATACGGCAACGCGAGTTACTCGGATTCCGCTCGAGCCGGCAAGGGCTACGTCTGGCGCAACACCGGCGTCAACCTGGTGTTCGCGCGCACCGGAGTGACGGACGCGACGCTGTTCTCGAACGGCAATCTCAACATCGGCTCGTCGACGTCGGATCCAGGCGTGCTCCTGAATGTGCAGGGCGCGGCCTCGACGACGGGCGCCGTAACGCTCGGCGACGCGACCACCGATCGTCACACCAGCAACGGCGGCTTCGACGCCTACGAGACGACCGGCAGCACATTTCCCGGGCTCGATTCCACGACGAACTCCAACATCGCCGTTTGGGACACCACTGCACAAACGACCGGTGTCGGCGGCGGGATCCTGTTCCTCGGCAAATACACCAACAGCGGAAACTACGCGGGTGCCGCTGGCATCAAGATGATGAAAACGAATTCGACGGATAACAACTATTCGTTCGATCTCGTCTTGGGCACGCGTGCGAACGGGGGAAACCTTGCGGAGGTGCTTCGCCTGCTCAGTACAGGTGCGGCGAATTTCGTCGGCGACCTGACAGTCGCAACCAACAAATTCACGGTCACCGCCAGCACTGGCAACGTGGTTTCTGGACAGGTTGACGGCGCCAGTCTACGATCGGTTGTCGCGAGCAACAGCGCCGGTCTGGTAGTTGGGACATCGAGCAAGAGTTGGACCTGGTACCCGTCAGGCACGAGCCTTGTGCTGTTCGAGTACAACACGACGGTCGGCGCAGGCGGCGGGAACGATCGGCTAACCATCGCCGCTGGCGGCGCCATAACGGACGCAGGCGATTTCCTCGTCAACGGCAACACGACGCTCGGCAACGCCAATGCCGATCTGACCACCGTGTTCGGCCACATGCTCTACAACGGCACTGCGCCATCCAAGAGCGCCGGCTGCGATGGCTCGGGTGCTGCGACTGTCACCGGCACCGATGCCGCGTTTCACTCGACGACGGGCACCGGGGCTACCGCGTGCACATGGACGTTCTCGCGCACGTACACGGTCGCGCCGACGTGCACCGTGTTCGTTGAGGGCGGCGGAGCGAATCCGACCTGCACGATCTCGGCGACCGCGATCACGTGCACCGTAGCGGCCGCGTCGACGGTCTACCACTGGATGTGCGCGACTAGCTCCGGTGGCGCGTAATGCTGCTCGGTGAAACAGATCCAGATGCTCGCCACGTCGGACCGCTGCACGCGGTCGATGGTGATGGCAATCCCGTGCTCGGCGAGGACTTCTCGGGGGCGGGCGAGCTCGAGATCAAGGTGGCCGGCGGTGCGTTCGGGGCTGCCCTCGGGACCATCGTCGAGACGGGGAGCGGTTACTACTACTACCTGGCGACCGCAGCCGACGCGCTCGTCGGGCCCTGGATCGAAATCAAGATCGCCGGCGTGTGTCAGGAGTTCACGCTTCGCGAGGACGTTGCCGCGCAGCTTGGCGGCATCATCGCAGGCGAGACCGATCCCGACCTGCTTGTGATCGGCTCGCTCCGCTTCATCGATGCTGATGGCAATCCGCTCGGTGCGGCCGACATCGCCGCGGCGACCAAAGAGGTCAGCATCAACGGTGCTGCGCTCGGCGCGCCCGCGGGCACGTTCTCGTGCGTCGATGACGGCTATCTCGATTACATCGCCGATCCGACCGAAGTCACCGATCGTGGTTGGGTTGCTGTTCGGATCTCCGGCACGTGTCAGGAGATCATGTTCCGCGAAGACATCGTCGTAGAGGCCAAGAACGCGACGGCGCCCGAGATCGAGATCGTCTCGCCGACCCCAGGCGTTGCACCAGGGCAGCCGGGCGGCTTTCCTGCTTCGCGCCGCGCGGCTGAGCGAACGCCGATCGTCCTGCGCATCACGGATGACGCGCCTGGCCTCGGCTACATCGAGGTGGCCGTGCGCTTCTATGGCTCGCAGGCCGAGCTCGATGCCGATGAGAACGGCGTCGAGGAAACGGTGTTTCGCAAGGGCCAGTTCCGCGGCAAGCACGTCGCGAGCTCGTACGTCGAAGACATCGACGACGGCGTCGAGCTCCACGTGTTCCGTGATGGCGGATGGCTCGGACGGTTCATCAAGTTCGCCGTCGACCCGATCGACGAGGATGGCAATCTGACCAATGCCTGAGTATGTCTGGGAGCTCCCACCACTCCTCCCCGAGTCGCCCGAGCCGGCCACCGAGGTCACCGGCATGGCGCGCGCTCATGCCGACGAGGCGGTCGAGCGGCTCGCGCTGCAGTTCCGCAAGCCGCGCATGATCGCGCTCGTGCGTGCGTACTGCGCGCCCATGCAGGCCCTCGAGCAGGCGTTCGTCGATCTGATCACCAAGCGCACCATCGAGGATGCCACCGGCGTGACCCTCGAGCTCCTGGCCAAGCTGGTTGGCCAGCGACTGATCCTCGACCTCGACGAGGACACGCTCCGCTCGTTCATTCGTGCGCGCATCCGCACCAACCGGTCGAGCGGCATGGGCGATCAGATCCTACGCATTGCGCGGCTCGTGCTCACAGACTACGCCAACCGCGACGAAGTCATCGCAGAGGGCACGCTATCGCTCGTAGTAAGCAATCTCGGCACGGCCGGGTATAGCCTTCGGGTCAACGGGATCGATCTGACGTGGGAGCTCGCTACCGTCCTGGCCGTGGACTTCTTGCGCGTCGCGACCGGCGACGGCATCCGCTCGATCCTGGAGTTCGATGTCCAGCTCGATGACGAATTCGACGCTCACGACTCGGCATTTACGCTCGACGACGCCTCCGATCCAGGCTCGGTCACGGAGGGCGCCGGGCTTGCTGATGCCAGCGAGGGCGAGGATGTCGGCGGCTATCTTGCAGCCGTGATCAGCTAATCCTGTCCCAGCGTTTGGGGCGTCGCACATCATCGCCACGATGCCGACGAAGCCTGATGATCTGCCGGTATGGGCGACCGATGACAGCTACCCAGCTGGCGCGCAGCCGTGGGCCGAGTCGGACACGAAGATCGAACCGCTGTCCGGCAAGCAGGCCGAAGGCTTCGAGCCCCGTGAGAAGCCTGGCGCTCAAACCCTCAACTGGCTGTTCAACCTGATCTACAAGTGGCTCGCGTGGGCCAACGCGATCCCCGAGACGATCATCGTCCCGCTGATTCCGAACATCCGTTACGACGAGTTCCCGGACAGCTTGACCGGTCAGATCAACGGCAACGCGAGCGGGATGTTCGAAGTAGAGATCAGCGACACGTACCCGACGTGGCAGATCACGCTCTCGCTGCCGATCGGTTCCGAGATCCAAGGCGTGCGCGCCTGGTGGGATACTGGTGCTGCCACTTTCCTAAAGGTGACGCTCGCGCGCAAGGAGATCCTCGGCATCGGCTACGACGTGATTGCGACGGTCATCGCCGACGGAGTGGGCGGCGTCGAGATGGACGAGGCGACGGGCCTCAGCCACGAAGTCGAGAGCGGCTGGCAATACATCATGCTATTCACGCGCGATTCGGGCACAGATCAGATGTTCATCTACAATTCGGAAATCGACATCCTGCGCTATGCGCACGTCTAGCGAAAGCATATTCCGGTCTGTGGCAGATTGCCGATGATCGTTTTGGTTTGAACAGTCGTGACGCCCAACGGGATGACTGACTTGAATCGATCGGGCATCAAGATCCAGATGCCAACGTTTGCGGCGATGGCCGTGGCGAAGTAGAAGTCGACTCGCTCCACGGATGGCTTAGCCCCGAGCATGGGGTTGTTTTCGAAGGTGCCGCGCCAGCCAACCTCAGCTCGAGAGCGGGTCTGGGCCCAGTCGCACGCGAGGCTCGCGCTGCTGGCGAGCAAGGTTGCCCGGTTGACGTGCGTACAGCCAGAGGTCAGTAGCAGCGCGATGACAGCAATTCTCAGCACACATAAATGGTAGTCCGTACCAGGAAAGCAGCAATCAGCTAACTATGCAGGATACCCCGCTGATATCCGCGTAACAGGAAATCTACACACCATAACGAGGTGTCAGAGTATGAATGTAAATGCCAAACATATGGGCTATCTATCGCAGGCGCGTTGCGGCATCGGTAACCCTGTCCGCGCACTTAGTGCGTCCGTAGCGTGGTAGGGGCATGGCGGACGATCCGAAGCACTCGCGGCAGACCAGCCCTAGGGGGCTGCCGATCCCGCGCGTGGTCACCGAGAAAGGTTCCGCGCGCGTTGGCGATCGCGATCGCTATCTCCCCAAGACGCCCAGCGGTGGCACGCGGACGCATGAGAGCTGGGAGGACGATCACACGCCACCGACCACGGATCCGGCGCTCTACCGTGCCATCCGCACGCTCAAGCATGACCTGCAGGAGCACGCACAGGAGCTCGGCGAGCTCACGACGCAAGTCGCAGTCATCCACGCGCGAACGGATGAATTCGGCAAGGTCATCGAGCGGCTCGACGAGAAGCAGGACGAGCAGACCAACAAGCTCGCCACGATCTCAGGCCAGCTCGGCATCATCATCGACGACCGGCATCGCCATCTCGCGGTGACCGAGACGCGGGCGATCGTTCAGTCGACGACCCGCGAGAGCATGGCCGATCGTGTGCTGACGCTCGAGGAGCGCCGGCAGAAATTCTGGTCTCAGGTTTGGGTCAAGGTTGTGGGCGGCGTGTTCTCGGGCGGCGTGCTTGTTGCGCTCGTTGGTCTCATCGCGAGTAGGTGCTGACATGGGGACCGTAGTTTTCATCAGCCATCCGATCGGCGAGCGGGACGATAGCCCTGAGGCCTGGCACGACAACCTCGCCAACGCGAGCGAGTGGATCAAGTTCTTCATCGACACCACGAGCTGGGTCGTGCTCGCGCCTTGGTACGTCTACGCGCTCGTCCATGAGAACTCGCTCATGGCCGGGCGTCGGCTGATCGATTCGATGACCGCACTCGAGCGCGCGGACGTGTGCTTGTTGATCGGCGGCGTGATCTCGCCGCATATGCGCGATTATGACGCGCGCACGGCACGCCGGCTCGGCCTGCCAGTCGTTGACCTAACCGGCTTCGGCGTCATCCCGCCCGACAAGACCGACGAGGATACGATCCAGGTCATTCGCTCGCGCGTGCGCACCGCGATCACCAGCAAGCCGCGCCGCGTGTGGATGCCGCTGCTCACGCAAGACGATCTCGACAATCTCAGGAAAGCGCGCCACGCGCTCTACGCGCACATCGTCAGCGACGCAGGCGAATACGACACGGCCGTTGCGCTGCTTGACCGCATCATCGCTGCCGCCAGTGAACGCGGCAGCTGAAAGGACACCATGAAGCCAGGTTACAAAACGTCCGAGTTCCTGCTCGCCCTGCTCGTCGCCGGTATCGGCGCGATCGCTAGCGGCGGCATTCTCGTTCCCGGCTCGAAGGCAGCACAGATCGTCGGCCTTGCATCGGTCACGCTGTCATCAATGTTTTACGCGTACACGCGCATGCGGATCAAGATCGCGCATGCGCCTGACGGCTCGGTCAGCGGGGTGACGATCGAAGGCGATGGCGAGGCCAACGTCACGAACGTCACCAACGTGGCACCACCAGCGGAGCGCGCGACCACCGAGCCCAAGGGATTCGCGAGGCATGATCTGTTGCTGCTACTCGGATGTTCCGCGCTCGTACTACTGCTCGCTCCACTCAGCAGTTGCTCATGGTTCAAGGGCGAGGCGCAGCACGACGTGGGCAAGCTGATCGACTGCGCAGCCGGCCAGCTCGGTAGCACCGTCAGGGAGCTGCGCCCCATGGTCGACGATGTTCTCATCGAGTCGATCACCGGCGACGCGAAGCTCGACCAAGACCGCATCCTCGACGTGACCAAGAATTTCGCGAGTGACGTCGGGATGTGTTTGTTCGCGGACGCCGTGACCCGCGCTCTCAAGCCGGTCAGCGAGGATCCGCAAGCACCGCGAGCGAGCCCGCTGGTCGCCGACCCAACATCGCTGCGCTGCATGTTCAACGTGGTACGCGCGAAGCACGCGCCCGGCAAGCAGTACAAGACCGAGGCCGGCACGCTGTGAGCGGCCTGCTCGTCGACGGCAAGGTGATCCCCGTGCCTGGCGTGCGGGTCATCGGGCGTCACGAGGAGGCGTGGGCGTTTCTGTCGCCCGGCGATTGCCGTCCGCGTCGTGACGGCAGCGGGCACGCCGTGTGGCCGCATCAGTGGATGCTCCACAAGACCATCGCGGACGATCCCGAGAAGCTGATTCCCGGCATCGGTCCATCCGGCGGCGCCGGCGGCGCCAGGCCGACCGCGGAGTATTGGCAGAACGACCCGAAGCACTCAGGCGCGCACCTGATCACCGGCCATAACGGCGAGCTCGTCTGTCTCGCCGACCTCGTGCAGGTGATGGCCTACCACGCGACCGTGTCGAATCTGTACTCGGTGGGGCACGAGACGAAGGAGCTCGTGGGCGGCGGCTTCTACGAAGCTGCAGCGCGGACCACGGTCGAGGTGACGCTCGCTGGCTGCCGCGCGCTCGGCATTCAGTGGCAGATGCCGCACCAGTACAGCGGTCAGCCGTTGACGCGCATGATGGTCGACGGCGGTCGCGACTGCTTCGGCATCTTCGGCCATCGCGACAACACCACCGCTCGCGGGCGCTGGGATCCGGGCGACATCCTGCCCGACATGCTGCACGAGCGCGGCGTGATGCGATTCGATTTCGAGCATCGCGAGGACATCGCGTTCTGGATGACCGTGCAGACCGAGCTCGCCGCGCGAAAGTTCTACCACGGCGCGATCGACGGCATCCCCGGCCCCGGTACGACGGCTGCGCTCAAGGCGGACGGCTACATCGACGGCATTCTCGCGCTCGGCAAGCAAGCGTTACCCGACGCATGAAAGGAAGCACCCATGCAGATCGTAATCCTCCCATTGTTGGTCGCGTTGCTCGGCTTGATCCTCTACTTCGGGTCGACGAAGAACGAAAAGCTTTCCCAGGTCGGCAAGCTGCTCTTCATTGTCGGCGCAGCGATCGCGCTCTACTTCGCGACGCTCACCCACAAGTTCTGATGTGATGCTCTCGATCGTTCTCGAGCTCAACGAGCCCGGCGTTACGACGCTCGACATCCTGTCGATGGTGCAGCGTGACGCGATCACGCAGGCGCTCCATGCCGCCGATGGCAACATCACGCACGCAGCCACGCTGCTCGGCACCACGCGGCAATCGCTACAACGCCGGATGCGACGGCTTCGCGTTCAGCCGCCTTCGAAAGCGCGCAGGGTCCAAAAGTCGTCCGCGAGCTCGGTGCTCGCGACGTAGTCGTACGGCATCGTGAAGTAGCCTCGCATGCCCCAGCTCGTGCCCCAGCTGTTGCGCACGAGCAGCGTCCTGGCGACGTCGTCGTAGCCAACCGCCATCACGGCGTGACCGCCGAGCTGGGTCTCGAGCCGATCCGGCATCGGCACGATCCCGCTTTTGGCGACCGCGGCCGACACGAAGCTGTCGTAAACCGAGAACCCGAACACGAACGGATAGCCCTCGGCCAAGCACTGTCGCATCTCGAGCAGCGACACGATGCGGTGATACGAGGTCACGCGATGCCGCTGCGCTGCGGTGTACGCGACGCTCGGCGGCTTGCGTGCGAACCGCTGCACGAAGTAGGGCCACGCGCTCTCGAGGCAGGCGCCTTTCTTGACGAGCGACTTAACGCCATCGCGGAGCATTGCGCCCGAGTCTTCGCCGACCGTCCCCTCGATCACCCGCTCGTTGTAGTAGACGAACAGCCGCGAGTAGTTCGGCGGCGTCCGCTGCGTGTGCTTGCGGCACAGAAATTCGAGGTTACCCACGAGCGCATTCGCGGTGCAGCTGCCGAGATCGCCCTGGTCTTCGACTGCCGAGCAAGTGGCGCGGAGATCGACCTTCGGCGGCATCGTGGCCGGCGGCTTGGCGATCGCGCGGTAGAGCCTGTCGCGAAAGTCTGGGCGGTCCGGGATCCATCCGAGCCGGGCGTGCTTGGACTTGGGCATGCCCCATCAGGCAACAGCTGCACGCAAAGCGGGCAGGGTTACGCGGGGCGCCTATCGAGCGCAAACTCCTGCTCTTGCACCTGTTCTTCGATCGGGTGCAAGGCGTTTGCACCCAGCATTGCTATCGAGAGGTCGCACGAGGTCGCGATCGATCGCTCGCCTCCGTCGAGGACGCGTAGCTCGAAGTTCCCAGAAATCGCAGGCTTGGCCCTTCGAACCCCTCCTCCGGAGCCAATGTTTTCCGACGACGACACGAGGTGCGGGTGCAAGGCGGGTGCAAGCCTTAGCTTGGCAACCTCGCGGCAGGTGGCCACCCAGTGCGGCCCACGGTCGTAGCCGTCGAACGCATCCCGGCGCGGCTTGGTATGCGTGACGCGGTCTCGGATGATGTCCGGATCGGCGCCGTCCTCGATGGCCAGGGTGATGAACGTCGATTTTGTGTCGTAGACCGAGCGGTGCCGCCAGCCGAGCATCGGCTCGTCGTGCTCGCGCCACTTCTTACCGGTGTAGTCCCAGCCGCGAAACCGCTCGCCGGTTCGCTTCGTGCGCTTCACATCGGGCGGCAGCGGCACGAGCAAATCGTCGGGCCCGGGCGCAACCCCCATCATCCGCGCCCAGCCATGCGCCTGCCACGCGTCCAGGAGCTTCGCGAGCGCCGGGTGCACGGGCACATGCCGCACCGCTTCGGTCTTGGTGCGCTTCGTCTGCGAGCGGGACGTCGAATAAGAGAGGGCGACCACAAGGCATCGGAGCGGCTTGCGCTCGAGGTAGTGCCGCCAGCGCAGCGCGGCTCCTTCGCCAGGCCTGAGGCCTGCGAGCAGGCCGAGTGCGTATACGATGCGCCGATCAGGCGGGATGCGCGTGTCGGCCATCATGTGCTCGGCCTCCTCGCGCGTGAAGATGGCGCCGTCACGCCACTCTGGATCCTTGTCCACGACGGGGCCGAGCTGACGCTCATCAAGGATGCACGGCGATGTCGTGATCCTGCCGGCAAATGCGGCATCGCGGAGCGCAGCGGCCAGCACCGAGTAGATGTTCCGCACGGTGCGATTTGCGAGCTTCTTTTTAAACCGGAGATCGTGCACGAGGTCGGCAATGCGTGCGGTCGTGACGTCAACAAGCGCGAGATCGCCGAGCGCCGGCAGCACATGCTTTGCGAGTCGGCCGCGATCTTTCTTCCAGTCGTGCCCGGCTTCCTGGCGCTTGACGAGCCACGCTTTGATCCATTCACGCAGCGATGCTGCGCCTGCCGTGCGCGTCTTGTTTCGCTTGTCGATAGTTGCCTGCGCGAGCTTGGCGTACTCGAGCGCCTTGGCTTTGTCGGTCTCACCGGTCGGCGCGTTGCCCCACTTGCCGGGTACTTTTTCGCCCTTGAGCCGCGCGTAGTACTGGGAGTTTTTCCAGAAAACCGAGGGCATGACCGGCGAGCCTAACCGAAACGCCGCCGCACGCGTTCTTCGATGCTGAGCTTGCTGTCGATCGTCACGACATCGCAGGCTAAAAATCGTTCGAGCTCGTCGCGCCTGACGAGCAATCGCGAGCCCGCCTCGTGCTTCGTCAATTCGCCGCGGCGCACCCAGCGACGGATCGTATAGACCGACACGCGCGCGAGCTCGGCAGCTTCCCTGACGGATAGATACTCAGCGGTTGCATCGTTGGCCGGCATGGGGTCTCGCTTCGCGAGCTCGTCCCGAACGATCGCACGGATGAGCTGCTCGAGATCGCTCATGCAGGAAGCTCTCTTGTGAGCGGCTGGCCGGATAGGATCAAGCTCCATTGCCGGTGGAGCTCGCGGCGGACCACGAGAAGAAAGTCTGTTAGCCCTGGCGTCAGCGCGTACCACTCACCACGGATCCTGGACTCGCGCAGCCGACTATGGAGCGTCGACTCGAGCGAGGCTGGATGCTCCGTCCAGATGAATGCGACGATCTGTAGTTCGTATGGGCAATCGGTCTGCGCCGACGACAAGCGGGCTGCGAGGTTTCTGGCGTAGCCGATCTTGACGTGACGATCCGGCGTCGTGCAGAGGATGAAATAAACGTAGCTGCCGCTCGGAGGAGGCGGAGGCAATTGCAGTCTCACCCAGCGATCGATTTCGAGATCGTGCTCGCTCACCGCATCGACCTCAGCTCGTTCGCCCGCTCAATGATGTCAACGAGCCAACATACCGACCCGTCAGCGTAGTGAACCTTGACGCGGCAGAGCATGTCGTCGTGATCCATGCCCGAGACGGCATCGACGATGATGCGTTCGAGCTCGGCGAGCTCGTTCGGATTCCCGTTGAGCGCGCCGTACCGGCCCCATGCGTGGCGCTTGATCTGTCCACGCTCCATGAGACGGCGGAGTGCCTTGCGGAGCGTCCAGGGGTTGATCGCGAGCGTCTCTCGGAGCTCGTCCGGCGAGAACACTCGATGCGGGTGCTCGTCGATGAAGCGGCGGATTTGCTCGATCATCGTCATCGCGTGCGCCTCAGCCTGCGCTCAGCACGCCGCTCGCGTGCACGGTGGTTGCGCTCGTAGCGAGCGCGCTCCTCCGCGTTGATTGCGCGGACACTGCCCGGGTCCTCGCTCGAGAACGTGCCATCAAGCCAGCACAGCAAGAGCGACCATGAGCCACGTGGCGTCATCGTGATGGCGGCAATGCGCGCGGCCGACCACTGCCGACGACCGCGGTAGGGGTCGTCGCACGGCGCTTCGACCCAGGAGCCGATCATGGCCACGCCTCGGGTTCGCGCGTGAGCGGGATAAACAGCTTCCCACGAGCGAGCGGGTGCAGCGGATAGCCTTCCTTCGTCGAGCCGAGTCGCTCGAGGCGGATGCCCTCATTTGCGAGCATCGAGCGCACGAACGCGCCACGGCCCCGGCGGTGCGCATGGTTGCCCCACGCTGCGATCACGCGCGATGCGCCGCGACACGCCGCAAGGATCTCGGCGTCATTATCGGGCCCGTCGCCGACGTCGCCGCCAGCATCGAGGCCTCTGGGATCCGTCGAGCGCAGCGCGAAGATGTTGACCACCTCGAGCACATCAGCGCCCCAGCGGTCGGCGAACCGCCGACACTTATCGACCGTCGGATCGAGCTTGAATGCGTCCGCCGTGCTGGGGTTGAGCATCACGAACACGACACGCCTGATCTGCGGCATTAGGTACGGCGAGAAACCGAGCTTCGCGGCGTCGAGCTCGCGCGTTGTGATGAGGCGCCCGAGCCGGTAGCGCATACGGCGGTCATCCGAGAACCGAGCCCAGCCGGTTCGATCAGGGCTGTGCTCGTCGATCACAGCTTCGCGACCTCCACCGACGGAAACAGCTCGCGTAGATTCTCAAAGCATCCGCGAACGAGCTTCGCGTTGAAATCGACTGCAGCCTTGAGCGTGCCGAGCTGGACTCCGATATCGGCGAATCCGCCATAATTGGCTCCGGCTTCCACAGCGCGCTCGATGGTGGTCTCGAGATCGCGCGCAGCCTTGTCGAGCATGTGCAGCAGCACGCCAAGACCGATACGCTGGTTCCGCGTCATGGCTCCTTACTCCTAGCGAGCTCGCCGGGCCACAGATGGCCGGGCTTTGGATCCTGCCGATAGCCGGGGCATTCGTGATCGCAAAGGCTGTTAGCCATCTCGAGCGGAGCCGAGCGGCCGAGCGGCTTCTTGCGCATGCGGCATACCGAGCATTCCGGCATCGCCTCACATGCTTCCGTGCAGTTCTCGTCGATCAGTCCACTCATGGCTCAACCTCTGGCTCGCAGCCCTCGTGCACGTAGCCCTCCTCGAGCGAGCGCACGCAATCCATGTATCGGATGCGCTCGCCGCAGCCGAGACAGACCACGCTCCGGCCCTCCTCGCCGTCGTACCCGAACACGGGCGGCAATGGTGGCGGCGGCTCATCACAGCGACCGCACCGCGCGTTGGGAGCGCACGTGCATTTCACGGCTGCACCTCGACGAACCGCCTGCACGGTGCACGATCGGCAAACTCAACATAGCCATGAAACTCCTCGGCGTCGCGGACATGGATCTCGCCGGTGGTCAGCGAGACGTAGACCACGACGCCGAGTGGCCGGCGCGGATTCACGCGAGCATTGGTCGACTCGGTCGCATTGAACAGCCTGCGATAGAGCCCACCTTTGTAATGGCGGTACATCACTTGTCGACTCCTTTTGCGGTGAGGGCGGCGTCGACTGCGTTGCGGAGCTTGTGGACATGGGGCGGTAGACGCTTCGATAGCTCCCCGAAGCTCTCACTCCACTCGATCGCCGCCTCGTACACCGGCCGCATCCGCTTGACCTCAGCGCGGAACTGGTCGCGTTCGCAAAGCAGGCAGATCTCGGCGCCATCAATCCACGCTGAGAAACGAACGCTGCCATCTGTCGTGTGCTCGCAGACGATCACTTGCCGACCCATTGACGGCCCTCAGACTCCATGACGCGCGCGCACTCGAGCGCCTCGATGATCTGCCCGTCGGTCTCGACGTTCTTGCCGAGACGGATCCGCTCTGCGACCCAGGCGCGAATCGCGACCGGCGCTGCTACGTCTCGGCTGAGCAGCACGAACACCATTTCATCAGGGTGCGCGTGCTGCATGCACGTGTGCTCTCTGGATAGCTCGTCTCGCTTTCTCACGGCTCCTCCGTCGGGTTGCATTCATGGATCGAAACATCTGGTGCGCCGAGCTCGACCAGCGCTCGCACGCACTGCTCGAAGCCATCCGCGGCGAGCTTGTCGAATGGGTGGGAGCTGAGAATCTTTTGCCCGGTGGCGAAGCCGAGAATCTTGTGGAACCGATCGGCGAGCTCGCCGAGCAGCTTGATCTGTTGCTCGTTCGTCACGCCTGCACCTCGTGGTCGGCCTTGATCGAGCCTCGACTGATGATGCTGTTGACCATCCATTCGTAGCCGCAGAAGCCGTCGGACTTCCTGAGGCGCTCACCCTTCGTTAGGCGCCGCGCCGTAACGACCGCGCACCAGCCATCGGCCCACGCGTACGACCACGAGCGCTCCTTCCGAGATGGCCCTTCGAACAGGAGCGAGGCCTGCGCCTCGGATACCGACTTGACGATCGTGTAGTTCTTATCGTCGCCGGACCATTTGCCGTTCCACGTGTTACGGCCCGGCATGGTGAGCTTGAACTCGATCCGGATCATGACGCTCCAATCTCGAACACTCGTTCGAGCTGCAGTGGCCATCCGCGCGTCAGCAGTGCACGGCTGCGTAACGCGCCGATGTCGTTCACAAGAGCCTTCGTATTCGGATGCTTGCCGAGCTCCTCGGCGAGCTCGCTGCGGTCTGCCTTGCCGAGCTGGCGAACGGCATCGATGATGCGCCGCTGCGATGGCTTGAGCGGACGCATGAGCAGCTCGCGCACGGCTTCTCGTGACTCAGGCATCCGCACATGCGCTGCACGGCGCCCGGTGTCGGTAAGCGCGAAGCCCTCGACGAGCCCGGCTGTGCGCAGCGAGCCGAGGTTATTCACGTACGACTTGCTGTTCGGATGCGTGCCCAGCCACGCCGCCAGCACGCCGCGCGTGGACTCGATGTCGAGCCGCTCGAGGGTTGCGAGCGTGTCGAGGATTCGCTGTTGTGCGGGCGACCATGCACCATCCGGCATCGGTCCGCGAGGCACACGGATCTGATGCTTGCCGGCATGCTTGGCGACCTTGCCATCCTTGGCGAAATGCTCGGCAGCGATCGCACGGTTCGACTTGCCGTTCGGCCTTTGCCTGATCGCGATGACCGTCTTGATGTCGTGGATCGCCGCCTCGACGCGCCTGCCCGCCTCGCTGACCGGATCGAGTAGGCCGGCAAGCGTGCTGATCATTCGGCCAAGCGTGCCGAGCATCTCGTCGCTGATCGCCGGCACTTCGACGATCTTCTCGACGGTCATCACGCGCTCGGCTCCGAGGAATTTGAGCTTGCTTTCGAGCCCCGCGATGTGCGCGCGCAGCCCAGCGATGTACGCGCGGAGCGCCTTCGGATCATCCTGCTTCACGCGCTCGACGGTTTCCGAGATGGTCTTGCCGAGCCGGGCGATGTCGACGGGCGCGAGCACCTTGGGCGCTATGGCCCGCTCGCCAGCCCTGGGCGTCCGCCCTGAGTCGAACGTCTTGCGGCGGCGGATCGTCACCCGCTCGAACAGATCGACGGCGGGCGCCCACAGCCACGCGTCGCCGATCGGCAGCGAGGGCAGCGACGCCATCATCTTCTTGGCCTCTTTCTCGTCAGCGTGCACTGCCACCCAGTCATCGATCGCGCCAAGATCCTTGGGATGGCTCATGCGTAAGAGCGTGAGCATGTCGACCTGCGACAACACGTTCTTATTGAGCACCTGTGGACGCTGCGTGATCAGCGTGCAGCCGATGCCGCGGATTCGCCCGCGCCGCACGATGTCCTCGGTCGCGCCGAGCACGCGGCCCTCGTCAACGCCGAACGTGCGCTGCGGCGCGACCACATCCGCTTCGTCGATGAACAGGTGGAGCGCGTCGCGATTCTTGCGATATAGCGTTTCCATGAACGCCACCATGAAGCGCAGCGACTCGCCCTTGCGAAACAGCGAGAGGTCGAGGATCGCTGAGAAGTGCTCGGCCGCGATCGCGTCCGCGATGACCTCACCGGCGGTTGCTTCGAGCGGGACATCGGCATGCTCGCCGCCGAGGATCGCGATCGAGTAGCCGCTCGACTTGCCGTCCGCCGACGAGCGCAGCCCGTGCCATGCCCCAGTGGGATCGATGACAACGATCTGCTGTCCGGCTTCGAGCAGCTCCTCGGCCTGGACGCTCGCGGTGTAGCTCTTGCCGCTGCCCTTCTTGGCGAGGATGGCTTGCGTGCTCGTGATGAAATCGAGCGGTAGCGAGACGGTCTTGGAAATCTTGAGCGTCATCGCGCACGCCTCCATTGCTTCGCTTGCGGGCAGTGCGCGAAATGCGGCTCGTAGAACGGCCCCGTATCGCCGGGTGTTGCGAGACTCATGTAGCCACTGCGAATCACCCATCCACCACCCCCGGGCTCAAGCGGCGCGCGTTTGCCGTTGAGCGTCTTCGCCCACACGATCTCCGCGCCACAGCTGTTGCACCTAGCCACGACGAGCTCCGAGCGCGGCGAGCACGCGGCCGAGATTCGTGCGCAGCTCCTCGGCGCGCGCCAGGATCAGCCTCACCGCGACGTCATGTTGGAATTCGTCACGCACGTACAGCTGAACAGCAGCCCCGTGCGAGTCCGACCGGCGCAGCTCGTACCAGCTACCGTCCTCGAGCTGGACGGACATCCCGCCCGACGGCGTGACGAGCTCGGCCGATTCGAAGCGTGGCGCGGGACCGGTGTCGGGGAGCGGCGCAAGCATCGAGAGTGGCGCGGCCGATCGCAGGTGCGCGGCAAGCGCTTCGTGGATCGCTTGCGTCTCGTGCGGATGCTTCTTGGCGTGCTCCTTGGCCGCCTCTAGAGCGGCAGCAAACGTGCGCATCAGCGCGCGCCCGCGATCGCTCATCGTGGATGCGCTAGCCACCATGGTCGGGCAGTCCCCTGAGCGCTTCGATCATGTTCGCCGCGTCCCACTTACTGAACGGCTCGGGCCATTGACCATCGCGCTTGATGGGTCGCCCCTTGCGCTCTGCGATGCTGACGATGAGGTTTTTCTGTTCTTCGGTTGCCGGCTCATCCATGAACTCGAAGCCGGGGACCGGGAAATTCTCATGCTCCATGTTGTCCTCGTGCACCGTCGAGGATTCGAACCCCGAGCTCGCCCGTTCGGCGCAAGTTCGGTCTGCGGTGTGGCGCAGACCGTTCGCTAGCTTTCTCTGCAGACTTGCTTTCTGTCGTGGCGATCGCGAGCAAGCTTGGAGCTCGACCGCGTGCGAGCGTTACCCGCTGTCGCCCATGGTTCACCTCCTAAGCGGAATCCAAAAGCTGGTCGACGGCGTCGGCGTCGATCGGTGGTTTCTCGGCGGGCTCGTCGCGATCGCGTTGGTACTCACCGATCGGCATGGCGTCCGCGTGATGACTTGCACCACCGAGCGCGCGGATCTTGCGGATGACAGCTGGCGCGGTGCCACGCTTGCAGCCGAGCTGCTTGGCCGCGCGATCGATCGCCGCCTTGCTGGTCGAACGTTCGACGGCGAGCGACTCGAACTCGCGCGCGGCCTCGCCGACGACCGCGGCAATCGCTTGGACAGCGACATCGCCGGACAGCTTCTCGTTGCCCCTGCGAGCGTAGCGCCCGAACGCACGACCGTTGCCGAGATCGATCGGGCCCTGCTCGTCGACGTACGTCTCGAGCCGCTTACGTGCGTCGCGCACGAGATCCTCGACGGCCACGATCTGCTCGTAGCCACGGCGCGCCCGCTCCGGTGTCATCTCGGTCTCGCCGATGATCGCGAGCCCTTTCTCGGCGACCTGAATGAGCAGTCCGACCTTGCTCGGACAGCGCCATTTGGCTGCGCAGTACTTGCACCACGAGCCCTCTCGGGTCTCGAGGATCTCGCCGCGCGACTTGGCCGCCTTGCGCTCGGTAACCACGAGATGGAGTCGTTCGAGCTGACCCGCGAACTCGGCGAGCTCGAGCCCCTCGATCAGATGCTCGTCGCAGGGCGAGCCGGGCCGGTTCGTATAGACGATGCGGATGATGGCGCGGCTCTTGTCGAGGGCCCGGCATGCGGCGAGCGCGCAGCCCCACAGCTGGCCATTCGTCGCGGCCGGCTCGACGTCGGACTGTCCGGTTTTCCAATCGATGACCACGACCGTCTCGCCGTCCTCGTCGACGCCGACCACGTCGGTCGACATGAAGATCTCGAACGGACGCGGCGCGCCGTAGTTGCGATCCGACGCCTGACCGACGAACCGGCCCTCATGCGTCGCCGCGTCGTAGCAGAGCTTGACCTCGGCGTGCGGATCGGGCGGTACGTACTTGGCGAGCTCGGGCGGCAGTGTCCGCGTGCGGACTTGGTGCGCGAGCTCCTCGTGGTCTTCGTGGCCGGCATCCGCCCACTCGGAAGCGTTCTCGGCCTTCTCGAGTGCTTCGCTCGATGGACAGTTAAGGATGCGCGTAAGCGCGCTGCCGGTGATCATGACTTGCCATCCAGGATTGCGAGCACGCGCAGCCACGTCGCGCGCTCTTGTACTTGTCGATACGCTCCGGTCTTGCCGTATTTGTCTTCGGCCTTATTCGCGCTCGCGATACGCCTTGTCGCGAGCCTGCGAAGCTTGGCGATGCGCTGCCGAGTCTCGATCGGGCTCACGCTGCACCAGCCTTTGCTTCCTTGGCCTGGCGCTTGAGCTCGTTACGACACGCGACGTAGACCTCGCCCGCGATCTTGTGCTTCGGCGTGCCGGGCTCCGGCTTGGCCGGAATGGTCGCCGCGGCATCGAGATCGCGCTGCGTCTTGGCCTCGCGCATGCCTTGCAGGTACTTCTCGAACACCTCGTCGAGCGCATCGGCGACGGGGCCAGGCTGCTCGGCGCGAGCGGCATCCTTGCGATCCATGTCGTCGAGAACCGCGCGCCCGGTGTCGATCATCGCGCCGAGCGCATCGTTCGCGGGCACGGGCGACGGCGGCACCTCACGCGGCCGAGGCGGTTGCCCGTTCATCAGCCAGCCGTAGATCTTGGCCGCGAACAACTCACCGGGCCGCTCGAATTGATCGCCGATGTCCATCACGCCATCGCAACGCGTCTTGCTGATCTTGAGCGTGTGGCTGTGGTCGATGTCGCCGACCAGCGTGAACTCGTATTCCATGCCCTCGCGCTGGATCGCGGCGAGCCCAACCTTCTTGATCTTGGTCTTGCCGTTCTCGACCTCTTGAACGTGCTCCATCTTCTGCCGCATGGTCGCGATGAAGTGCGCGCGCACGGTCAGCATCGCGTCGACGAATGCGTTGTGCTTGGGCGTCACGTCGCGCCACGCGGTCCAGCTGTTGCCACCGCGCTCGGCAGCCTGATCTTTCTGATCGAGCGCACCACCCTTGCCGGCCCACGCGTGCGAGATGGAGTCCGCGATGATGAAATCGTAGCCAGCCGCCTCGGCTTCGCGGATCTTCTCGACGTAGGCGAGCGGCGAGAACATGTCGAGCTCGGTCACGTCGAAGTCGAATTTGTCCGCGTAGAGCGATGCGCTGCCGCGCTCACTGTCGATCAGCGCGATACGCCCCTTGCCGTGCCCGTTCGCACGCATGAGCTTGCCCATCTCGTGCGCGATGAGCAGCGCCGTATAGGTCTTGCCCGCGCCTGCGAGTCCGCACAGCCCGAGCCGGAGCTTTGCTTGCTCCTTGATTGCTTTCTTGAATGCCATGTCCGTTTCCTTTTTTCGTTGGGCGAAGGTGCCGATTCGAACGGCGCCCTGTACGGGCCCTGAGGCGCTACCTCGGTACAGCGACCATCGCTGCCATTCCTTCGCAAGGTGCATGGTGGGGAGGCCACCCCTTGATCAGCCGCGCCGGGTCCACGCCTGGACCTCAACAGACGTGCGTGCGCACTGACCGCGCCCATGCGCGCGGGTTTCTAGAAGGGCAGCGGCTCCTCTGCTGAGCCCCCTGATGAGCCGTTCGACGGCGAGCCGACGTCGCCCGCTTCGTCGAACCAGCCGTTCACCGCATCGATCTTGTCTTGCGGAACCGGTGCGAGCGGCGCGGCGGCGAAGCCGAAGCTGCGCGCCGTCGTCCACTGCTTGAGCTTGCCGCTCTTGGGATCCTCCCACGAGGCGATCTCGGCGGTGAACGGCACCGTGAGATCCGCGGCCTTCACATCCGCCGCGAACGTCTCGACGGCCTTCACACCCTTCCAACCGATCGCGACCATGTCGCGCTTCGTGTACTTGATGTTCTGCTTGTCGAGCTTGCCCTTGTACGAAGCGCGCTTGCCCGCGTGCTTGCCCTCGGTGACTTCCATCTGCCACCGAACCACGTAGCAATTCGACTTCTCGTCGAATCCGATCTCGGGATCGATCGCCTTTCCGTTACAGCTGCCTTCAAAGAGTGCCATGACACTTGCTCCTATCCGCTTGCGCGGTTGTTCCCTGCTTGGTGCTTCCGACTCGGAAGCTGTGCGCGGAGCTCGCTCTTGAGCTTGCGCATGCGCCGACGCTCGGCGCGGAGCTCGTCGCTGCGCGTGAGCCACCACAAATAGATCGTGGTGAGCGCGCCGACGACGATTACGACGTAGTACTCAGCGCGCATCCTTACAGCTCCGGATCCGATGGGCGCCATGCGTCCTGCCAGGCTGCACGTTGGTCGCGCTCAGCCTCGAGCCGGGCCACGGTCTTGCGCGCGTCCTCGAACGCAGCCGAGATGGCGTCACGGCTGCAGTAGCGACACGAGCAGTAGACGCCGTGCCCGGTGATGCCACCAGCGAAGATTGCTGGCGCCGGCATGCCGCCCTTCACGACAGCACCTCGTGCGCTTTGGCGAGCGCAGCCTCGACGGCTACCTCGTCGATCGGCATTGCCTCGGTGCGCCGACGATGCGGCCCGTAGACTGTCACGCGGCCGTAGCCAGCCAGCCACGTGGAATTTTCGGAACGCTCAAGCTTGAGCGTCAGGCCGAAGATCTCCGCGAGCTCGTGAGCCTTTTCCTCGGTGCTCGTGTTGATCGTGAAATGAGCCGCACTATCGCCGCTGCCGTAGCGCTGCACCTGCAAGCCGCACACGTTTGGCAGTGCGAGTAAGAGTGCGTCCATGGCGTCGAGAACTCTCTGCATTACGAAAGCTCCTTGTTTCCGCCCATCTCGTGGGCGAGCTGGTCGATGGCGGCCCTGACCTTCCAGTCAGCTCGCCGGATTTCCTGCGCGATGTCTTCGCGCCCGTCGGCGCGAGCTCGCATATGGGCACGCCCCAGCTCCTCCGAGCAGGATGTCAGCGTGCGAAGCAGTTGCGCGTGCATCAGGCGATCTCCTTGTCCGCTTCGATCTCGAGCTGCAGCGCGTGCACATCATCGAGCGCGTCGCGCAGCCGGTTCGCGAGCATCGCGAGCGCGTTCAGGCGGTCCGCGCCACCGCGTGCGGCGTAGTTACTCCACGACGCAGTGATCGTGACGTCGCCGATCTTGACGCTGGCGGTCGCCGTCTCGACGTCAAACTGTTGCGCGACATCGACGGACGCGGCACCGGCGACCTTGCGAGACAGCAGGCTGCTCTTGGGTTGACGCTTGGCCATGGCTACGCCGGCACCCCAGGCACAAGGTCATCGATTTTGGTGTAGAGCTCCTTGATGTCGGCCATCCACATCGCCTGCCCGGCGATCTGCGGATGGTTGCGTTTCTTCATGCGCTTGGCTTTCGCGAGCTCGTGCTTGTATAGGCGCGCGAGCGCTGCGCGCAGCGTACGGAGCTCGTCCTCGGCGAGCTGCACGAGAAGCGTGGCGTTCGACATCTGGCTAGTGCCCCTCTGGCTTGGCGACCGTCGCGTCGCTGTAATCGATGCGGTCGATCTCGGCGGGATCGACGCCAGCGGCGCGCAGCACGGTCGCCACGTTTTTCGCCATCGAGATCAGCGCAACTTGAGCGACTCGAGCCATACGCTTGTCGACGTACGACTCGTTCGCTCGGATGTCGGCGCGGATGCGGTCAGCGATGATGCGCATGACGTCGCGATTCGAGGCACCCATGACTAGGCCGCCTCCTTGTCCTCGTCGGACTCCTCATCGACCTGGAACGCCATCAGGCAACCAGCCGCGTTGCGGCCGAGCTCGCGAACCTTCGAGCCATTGTCGGGCTCGCCAGCGGCGGTCACGATGCGGTGGCCGCTTTCCGCGAGCACATCGCGAATCGACTGCGCGATCGTCTCGTGCAACTCGGCGAGCGTCATCTCGAGGCGGACACGCGTCGCCATTTACGCTGCCTCCGACTTGGCCGCGAACGCCTTGAACGCGCCGTGATCGACGCAGAGGCCGGTAGCGCGTTCGGCTTCGATGTAGAGCGGGCAGCCGCAGTGACAGCGACCATGCGTGCGGACCGTGCGACCGTTGACGGTCAGCCGGCCATCGTGCTCACGCCAAGCATCGCGATCGACGTTTTGGAAACGCTTGCTCATCGGGACTCCCTGGCGGTGCTAGCGACGACCATGTATTAGTCGTACTAATTCCACGCCTGACTGTCAATGGGAAAATTAGCTAAACTAATTCTACCGTCGACGTTCAGGAGTCCGGGCGAGCAGTTCGGCTACTCGGAGCATCGCTGCAAACGCCTCTCGGTCATGACCGAGGAGCTTGACCATCCGGCGCGCTGCAGCTTCTACGTGCGCGCGCTTCCTTTGCGCTATGGGCTTCGTCTTGGACATCATCGGTATCGCCTCTCGTCGGCTACGCCGCTGCTGCTGTTGTTGTGTAAGCCCATCTATAACGGTCGCCTCTGACCGTTTCTCGTCGGAGATCCGGAGTGGCGCGAGACCGCTTCGGATCTTTCTACCGTCGAGAATCTTCGGCTGCACAGAACTCCGCTGAAAACGAGTTACGTGCTACCGAGCCCAGAACCACACGCCGACCTGCACCGCTGGTTATCGCTTACCGGGTTCCCGCTTGGGAATCAGAAACGACTGACGATGACCGAGCGCTACCTCACGAAACGATGCCGAGGTCGAATACTGGGAGCTCGGGGCGGCGTGCGCGCCGGTCGTGGCCGACGCCGACAAGATCCAGGAAGTGCTGCTTATCGAAGCGTGTAGAGCGGCTCTTGAGCGTAGTTGCGACTGTCTCGGCAGCGCGGTCGACGGCGGCGAGCTGGGCCGCGCGATGGAGCTTGCGGTCCTCGACGCCCGGCTGGTTACTCATGTAGCCACCTGGTGGCGGCCAGCTCGATTCGATCTCGGCGCGTAGCG